TAAATGAAAGTTTCTGGTTAGGAATACGATATGCTATGAGCTGTAAAGTCTCTGGGTCCACAGTTTCTAAGATATATTTAGATAAAGCTTTATTACCCCTTTTACGATACTTCTCATACTTTGGAAGGGATTTAAAATATGCTGCGGGAAGTAATACCTGTCCGTAAGTAACGTGCATCTTCCCATCTTCTCCTTCAACTAACTGTGGTGGGTCTAATTCTGCTTTATCTTTTAGCCATACTACTCCTTTCTTCTCTGTATCAGTAAGGTCAGCATATGTTTTATTTGCCTGCTCCATACGGGTAGAATGCCTGTCAAAGAGTTCTGGAGATACTTGCACGTAAGCATTTCCTCGTTCTTTAAATCGTAATGCTGCTTTTCTTATTGCTGCAAAGATTTTATTCTCTATTTGCTTAATCAATGAACCAAACCCATCTAAAGGTAACTTATTCTTTAAAAGACGTAGTGTAGTTTCATTTACATCGTCATCTTTCATATAGAGCTTGGTAAGCTTCTCATAGAACTTATCTTCTTTCATTACATAGTATCCATGCTTACCGAGATGTCGATGTTCTACTCCAAATTCTTGTAATACTAATGAACTACTTCGGGTAGAAAGATGAGCGTCAATAGTCATTACCTCATCAGCAAACTCCTCTGGAGATAACTCCTCCCCATTAGGTAGCTGAACGGGATGCTCTAAATTAGCAAGTACATTACGTCTTACTTGTACCCCTACTACTGTTTTATCCTCAGCATGGTAAGGAACTTCTTGCTGTAATTTCCAATACTTGTTTCTTAATGAAATAGAACGTAGTTTTACTCCTTCTTGTAATGCTTTTCCTGGGTCATCAATATCGTTTACTAATATCTGTGCACCTTTACTACCATCGATTACTACTAACTCATCTACCCCACTAAGTTTCATTAATTTAGCATAATCTTCTCCTTTAACGAAAGTTACCAATTGTGGGAATAAAGGAAACTGTGAGTATTTTATGTAGATAGGAACCTGTTCTCCATTATGTTCTACTAACTCATAATGTTGTCCTTTAAGAGACCCTAATGGTAAATGTTGTAACAATAATGCTATCTGTGCTTGAGTAGCTTTTCCTTTTTTAGCTTGTTGGAATGCTTTTTCAAGTTCATCTGACCACCCGTATAATCCCATAGCTATCTCCTTCCATCGTTCAGGGGATATTACTCCCTGAGCATCCATCTTATTAACAGCCTCATACTCCTCTTGGGTTTCTTCAAGTCCTTCGACTATAGAATCAAATGCTTCATGACCTTCTAAGACTTTTTTGATATTCTCATAAATAGAATCAGCAAAGAGCTTACTGTCTTCTTTAAATTTATTGGTCATCAATGCTAATTGATACGTAGGTCTTACTTCTCCCCATTTAGTTTTATGAATACGTAGATACTCTCCTGTACCCGAAGCACCAGGAGTACGTTTCATAAAATTAGTAAAAGTTTTAAAGAACCCCACGTGTCCATAAAATAAGTGCATTTGCATATAATGTGCAATGGTATGGCGCATAAATAAGTTAATAAGATACTTTAAATCTTCTTTTGTATTGCCATATTGTTTTAACGGAGGAATATCTTCATACCCCCCTGTTCTTTTTTCTAATACCCTACGAATTTCTCTTAAAGGAGCTCCTTCAAAGAACTTATATGTTCCTTCCTCAGTTTGTTCTAAAAACCCAGCTTCTATTAAATCTTCTATAATAATATCTGAAAGGGTTTCCTTTATCCTCTTGGAATGTGTATCGCCAATTTTCTCGAAAGTATCATTATCTACAGTAAAATTAATATAATCCTCGAAGAAATTGGGTAATCCTTTTTCTCCTTCTTGATATAAGAAAGAGCTATCTTTAAATTCTGCCCACAGAGACTGTTGGAAGAAATCTCCTACAGGATACCCATTTTCATCTCTAAATATTATATTTCCGTGCTCATCTCGTTTATAATGCCAACCTTCTACTAACTCTTCAATAGGGCGTTTCCCCTCTCCATCTATTCCAAAGACATTACGATATGCCTTAACTATTTTCTTAGCATCTTCTAACAATAACTCAGTTATTCCATCTACAATACCTGCATCGAAAATTTCTGTAGAGAATCCCGACATCATGTAGTATCTACTTTTATCTGCTAAAGGTAAGAAAGGAACTTTACTTTTTTCGGTAGTTCTATAATCATCCGCTATTAGCCGCATTACTAAGTCATCAAGGATATCTAATTCTTTAGATGAAGAAGCTGTCTCTTCATCTCTTACTCCTAATATATACTCGGTTTCCAACCCAGAAGTACTCATTCCTTCTGGAAGAGATTTTCTATCTGTCTTTGCTTTCTTCTCCAAAGATTCTCGTGTAATAAAATCTCCTGTACTGTGGGGATAGTAAGTATTACCATCAAATGATGCAAAAGATTCTTGGAAGGAAGCTGAAAGAGTTGAAGCATACAGTGATAGTAATAGATAGGGTGCTCCTTTTCTACCTTCTATTTCAAATAATTCTATATCAGCTAATGAATTAAATTTATATTGTGTATATTTTTTCTTTGCTGTAGCTTTACTTTCTAATGCTTCTTTCATTTTATCGAATTCATCGAAAAGAACCATAGCTAAACTTTTTGCTACAGACAAAGGTCCTTTTTCATAAAGTAGTGCTAAAAGTGCATCATCATCTTCTGAAGTCTTTTTACGCCATAGAACCTTAGACGCTATAATTCCTTTTGTAGTTTCCCAAGACGCTTCATTGATAGGAAACCCTGCTTTATTTAGCACTTGCCCTGCTAAGTAATGCTGGAGATCTAACATAGTATCAAAATGATACCCTTTTTCTTTTAATTTTAGATTATAATATTCTAATATCTCATTATGGTTTTTTGTTTTAAGTTCTCGTAACTCTCTTTCTATTTCTGCAAGAAATGATGTTACCTCATTCTTATATTCCTCAATAACATCTAATGGGTTTTCTTTTTTACGAATAGTTCTATTTAATCGGTTATCCCATTGTTGTGCCCAGAAAGAAGCAATACTGTGTAGCTTATCCAGCATCTTCTTATGACGAAAACGTTTTATGGTAACTACTTTTTCAGTAATAGACATTCCTCCAAAGTTAGAAGTCTTTGTTCTTTCTTGTTTAAAGAATGATGTAAAGTTCTGAGTATATAAATTGAATGTTCTTACAAACTCTGTTTTAAACTTTTCTGATGTGTTTGGGTCTCTTAGTTTATTATAAATATATCTTGCTGGTGGGTAAAAAGTAGCTAATGAATATCTACTTCCCCCAAGTTTCTTTAACATTTCTTTCAAAATATCATCACTATCTCGCTCTTGAATAGTATCTCCCAGAGTATCTTGTAGTCTCGTGATAATGTCAGATAAAGGAATAAATGGAGTAATAAACTTAGCCTGAGCACCAATTTCTTTCGGTAAACGTTTCATCCCGTCCACATCAGGAATAAGAGATAACCAAATTTTTATAGACGCTCGTGCATTTTTAGTGGGGTTTATTTCTACTGAATCTTTAATAATATTACCAAGCATTTTAGCAAGTTGGTCTCCCTCTGCTTCTTCTATATCAAAATACTGAGCAAGTCTTATCGCTACTAAGTTCTTTAATTTCTCAATAGACTCTTTAGTAGATAATTGTTTTACTTCAAAAAGATACGCTGGGTCATTTTGTTCTATAGCCTCCTTCTCTTTGTCTATAAAAAATTGCGTAACTTTTGCTAAGTCTAAGTTAAAAGTAGAGGTAAGTATCTTATCTGCATTTTCTGGAGTAATCCCTAACATATAAGAAATAATAGTATCTACAAGATAGTTCCTTAAGGTTGGGGACATATTATCTAACTCTCTACTTCCTTCATATTTTCGGTTTTTTGCTTCTTCCAGGGTAAGCTTTTTTATCCCCCCATTTTTCTTTCTAAGCTCTTTAATAACTTTTTTTATATCTTCTTTCTCATATTTATTTTCTAATTCTTTTAATGCCCACTTCCAATCTTCTTCAGATTTTACATGTAATTTGGCTAATCTCATTGCAGAGATTTTACCAAATCGACGTTCAATGTCTTTGTATTCTTTTGAATAGAGATTTACACAAAAATTAGCCATAGTATTTTAACACATATTATCAATTAAGTTTATTATTACTTTTTTAAGGTCACTTATAGTTAAATTTTCCATTTCTTCTACTTCCTCCATTACTGCATCAATAAAATCATTTGAGTTCATATTTAATTTATCTTCATACTGCTTTACTATGTCTTTAACTTGTTTCCGTAAAGCGTTCTTTTCCATAGAAGCTGGTGTCTCCTTTACTGTATCTGTATCATTTTTAGTAATTTCTTCTTGGGTAATAGTATTATTCACTTTGTCCCCAGAAATAGTCATGTCCTCCATTCCTGTTACAGAGGGGTTTACAAAGAAGGAGCCAAAAGGGCCTGGTTGTGCATCAGTTAGTAACATATCATGTCCTATGAGATTATCAATATACTGGGCTCTCATTTTAACTTTACCATTAAAAGTTTTACGACTTATCTGTGGGTTTACTCGTAAGCTTTTTATTTTAGAATCAAATATACTAATAATATCCTTTGGTGTAGAATATTTAAAAGAAACTACTCCGTCCTTAGTTTTTATTTCTAACGTCTTTTTCTTTTTATTTAGATTAATCCCTGCATTCTTCCCTTTTACTACAAGTATATCTAATATGTAATTAATAGTTAAATCCTGTGGAGCTTTATTATGTGCCTGTGCTAATATATCAATAGATTCTTTAATGAAAGATAAATGTGGATTAGTATGTGCTTTTTCTTCTAAGAATTTATATAATTCTCCTAAAGTTACTTGATTTATTCTACCTGATAATAATTTAGAGAATAACACTCCAATAAAGCTTTTGGCTTCTCTATTGTATTCTGCACGGGTAATAGCTATTTTTACTGTTTTTCCAGATGCTGATTTACCTGCTACTGCTAATGGTTTCCCTGGTGAAGTGTCCGCGAATATTTCTACACCATTAGTTTGTATTACTTCTCGTAAACTTCTTTCTTGGTTTCTATCATAAATAACTACTCCTCCACCTTTTTGTAAATTATTCCATTCTACAGTCTTTCCTTCTTTAATAGCTTCTAATACTTTTCTACGAAGTAATAAAATTTCTTTTCTATTTGGTTTATTTTTATAAGCTAAAGGCATATAAATTTGTGGAGTGTATTGCTCCCCATTCAGCTCAATCTTCACTTTCTCTCCTGTAGATTTATGATGAAATTCTAATACTATTGCTCCTGATAAAATCAATTCTTCAATATTGTCTTCAGTTACTTCTATTTCTTGAAGATTCTCATCTTTTATTACAGGAATTAACTTGAAGTTAGATAAATCTACTTCTGGGTCCATAAGAAACTTAGTAGTTACCCACTGAATAGGGTCTTTAGTATCCTCTTCACTATCTACTGCTCTCCATACAAAAGGAACTACCTCTTTCTTTGGATTGTAAGAAAATTCTCTCCTTGTACCTCCACCATCAGAGGTTTCATCTAAATCCTGTTCAAAGCGTTCTACATACTCCGTATGTTCTGGGTCTTCTGGTTCTACTGCAGGAGTTTTTGGGTCTTTTGGGTCTTTAGCTTTTGGACTGTTTTTCCCTCCTGCTTTTGTTCTTTCTCTTATCTCTTTTTCTTCACTTAATGGAATGAAGTTGTCTTGTTCTTCAATCGGAACACTAATAGCTTCTTGTGTGATACCGTTTTTCAAAAAGTATTTACCGTCCTGTATAGCTGCGATTATCCACTTTTTGTTATCATATTCAATAGTTTCCCCCTCCTTGTAGTTAGCTACAGGCTTAATTGCTGTACCTTTTTTTACTATTTGATACTCCAAAAATCTTTCATAGGGAATCATAACCTCTTTCCCATCTTTATCCTTAACCAATATTCCCTCAGTATCTAATTTTATTACCTCAAAGGAAGCACCTGTTTTTCTATGAACCATTTTATCTCCTTCATCCACAATAGCGGTAAGCTCTCCTTCTACGGGTGAGTCATCATTCTTATCATTCTTGCCATTTTTACCGCTTTTATCATTCTTACCGCTTTTATCATTCTTACCGTTTTTACCACTTTTACCATTTTTATCATTTATAAATTTCTGCAGAAGAGCTACATCTGGATGTAGTCCTAATATATTTTTTACTCCCAATGCTTTATTTGGACCCAACTGCATATTATCTTCCAAAGTGCTTAATGAGGTAAGTTCCAATACTCCATCATTTCTTTTGTATTGAACAATAATTGGAAGGATATTGATACTTTGTATATGGATACCATTGGCTTCTGCTAAGGCAGCATATATGGATTGTTGTTTACTCCAAGCTTGTGTTTTATTAGCAAATTTACTTGTTCCAAAGAGTTTATTATATAATTCTTGTTTTTTAGATAATAGGTTCTTAAAATCAATTATATGAGCTTCTCCATTCTTATTAAATGCTATTAAATCTAATGCTCCTGCTATACCATCATATCCTGTTTTAGTTTGCCATTCTTTGGACATTTCTGTAGATAGAATAAGTCCCGAAGCTACTGTGGTAAATCCTTTGGCATTCAGTTCTTTTTTTACTTCTTGTAATACTTTTACAATGTATTCAAATTGTTCCTTAGAGATTTTAAGTTTTTTGCCTAAGCTTTTGTTCATCTCCCGAACTTCTTTCTTATATTCGGCAAAGGATTTTACTTTACCTTCAAATACATCTCTGGCAATTATATCAATAAAGTTACCCAAAGCAGCTCCATATTTCCCTTCGTCACTTAACGTCTCGTCTCCATTTACATAAGTGCTTTGACGCATAAACTTCTGTCCTGTCTTTTTATTTCGATAGTAGCTTTTGCCATTTTCCTCTACTATCTCAAAATTCTTAGAGTTCTTCTGAAGTTTCTTTAATGCTTGTTCTATATCATCGGTAGTTAAGCTCTCTTTAACTTCTCCTTCTGTTTCATAAATTTTTGTTCCACTATGGGTGGTTTTTTCCCACTTACCATCCTTTGTTTGTTTAAGCATACCTACTCCTTTCAATAGATTCATTTGTAACTCTCTATTGATAGGATTACCATGTTCCCCCTTAGATGCTTTTTGCTGTTGTTTAGCTAAATCACGCTTCTTTTTTAGTTCAGCCTCTAATTGATTTTTAAATTCTTCTTGTTGTTTTTTCTTTTTTTCTACATACTTTTTTTCTGCTTCTTTAGTTAATGCTTTTTCTAATTTTTCTTTTAATTCTTTCTGTTTTTTCTGAAGATGTTCTACAACATCTTTTAATAATTTAGTTTTCTTTTTTACTTTATATTTTCTTCTCCTTTCAAATGTTTTCTTTTGTTTTATACGTTCTTCTTTTTCTTCCTCAAGGGACTTTAATTTATCATTATATTTCTTGTATTCTTCCTTAAGGGATATTAAGTATTTTTTAGTCTCCTCATTCCCTGTTTCTCTTAATCTCTTTTCATTATATTCTATTTCCTTAGCTAACTTATTCAATTGAAATTGTGTATCCTTTATCTGCGAATCTGCTTCTTCTATTTTCTCATTAACAATTCCTAAAGCGTTATCATAGGATTTCGTATCTACTTTTTTTGTTTCTTCGTTTAATCGAGATTCTGCAGTATTTAATACGTCCTCACTAAGATTTATTCCTGTAACTATCCCAAGTATTTGTTCTACATTTTGCTTGTGAGAATATTTATCATAGGTAAGTTCAGCCTCTCGTATCTCGTGTTGTAAGTTAATCAAATCTTCTTTACTCCCTACCGCTGCTTTTTGCTCGTCTGTTAAACTATCATATTCATCAATATATGATTGAAGCATTGCATCAAACTTGTGCATTGTCCCTGCTTTCATATTACGAGCAGCTATGTCATAAATTCTTTTTTTACGTAAGGCTTTTTCCCCTGCTTTTTTTATATCTGGGTCATTAAGTTCTTCTAATGATTTGTCTATTGCTACTTCAGTGGCAATCTTCTTAGAAAAGAATTGTTTTGTTGCTGCTACTGCTAAATCTTGCTCTTTCTCTAATTCCTTAATATAGTCTTTGTATGCCTTTGTATATTGACCATTCATTACTTTGGATACTACTCGTTGAGGGTATCCCCCAAATAGACCCATAAGTCCTTCTATTTGTACCTGTGGGTCTGTAAAGAAGTCAATAAATCTATCTAATTTATCTTTGCTTTGTGATAAATATTGGTCATAGTGAGATTCCCAATAATATTTGTCTATCTTAGACATGTCAGAAATATTCTCATCTGATAAAGCAGTATTTAATATATCTATAGCCCCACGATATTCTGACTCTTTCTGCATTACTCCTTGTACTACTTCCTCCCCATATTCTTTCATTCCTTGTAAGAATGGGTTATCAGCAGTAGCATTGAATTCAAACTTCCCTTTAGCATTCTTTTTTAACCATCCGAAATACTTATAATCTCTTTCTAAGTGAGTTCGAGTTCCTAAATTGCTTAGCTTATTTATTCCTGCTATGGAAAATATATCAGAGAAAAGCATTGCTTTGTTCCAAGACACTACTCTGTCGTGAACTTCTCCTGCTCGCTTATTAACTTCATCTTGGGTAATTAATCCTGCTTGTACTAATGGCTGCATTTCTTGTCGAAAGTTATCAGCAGACTCAAATGCCATTATCTTTCCTTCCATATAATTCTGGATAAATCCCGAAGGAATAGATACTACACCATCAGCAAATTTTTTGGTATTCATAAAACTGATTAGACCATCTCCAAATTTCTGAAATCGTTTTGCTTTATCAAGCTTATTTAATGCCATTACTCCCTTTCCTACATACTTCCTAATACCTTCTTCTATCTTTAATAATTTATTAAAAGTATCTACTCCTTTTGTAATAATTCCTCCAGGAATACCAAATCCTACAGCACTATCTACTACTCCTTTCCATAGTTCCCATACAGAAATATCATCAGGTTTCTCTTTGTAAATAGGTAATGCTTTATCTACTCCCTGTTTCGCTTCATGTGCTAACTCTGCTAACCAGTTTCTTTCATGGTCTTCAATACCCATTATATATTTGATATGATGGTCAAAATCAAGCAATGTTGCTAACCCTTCTACAGAAGTCAATGCCCCAGAGGCTACTCCTCCTACTGTTGAATTAAATGCTCTGGAAAGCGTTCCTTGTTTTTCTGCTCTTAAATCATCCGAAATCCATTGGGCAACCTGAGTATTTTCTAACCAGTCATGATTTAAGTCAATATCATAATCTAAATAACTCTCTATATCTTGTAATCCTACATCGGAGCCAAAGAAAGATGCTCCATGAAATTTACTACGAGGTAAACTTCTTTTAGTACGAGCAGATACTAATGCTTGCCCTACAATGTCATCTTTTGTTAAAGGTAGTCCTGTTATAGGATTTACAGAGGCTTGCTCTTGCCTTTCCAATTGATATTTACTTAATTTTGGCATAATATGGTGCTGTAAAATTAATTAAAGTTCCTAAGGAGGGTGCGTATGGGTCGAGAGTGGAGAAGGTAAATACTTCATTCTCTGGAGAGTTTAATATAATTTCTCCATCTTTTATAGTGTACTTGCCTGGCATTATTGCATTTAATAATTCTATTGCAGTTTGTATTACTAAATTCTGTTTGCTGTCTCCAGATAATTTTTCTTTTGTATCTTGCTGGGACTGAGAATAGTAACTCTCTACTTGTTGTTCGGCATTCTCTACAATAGAAAGAAACAACTTTCCTATAGTAACAGGAGTGTCATTTATTTCTAAATGATTGACATTTTCCTCATCAGCTACTAAATTAATTCTATAAATACTTCCATACTCGATTGCTTTTTGCACAGGTGTAGATAATACATTACTTACTCTATCTATAACATAAGGGTTTTCTCCCTCAGAGTGAGTCAGTGTATATGCTAAATTAGCGGTAGTTCTCGCTGTTAGTGAATTATCTCCTTTAGTAATAGGTGGGAGTAACTGCTGTGTTGATTGTTCATTCAAGTATTGCCGTGCTTCTTCTGGAGCTATATTATTAGCAACTGCTATCGTATATTCCTGTGGACTCCATGCGTTATTTATTTTAGCATCAGGATTAACTTTATACAGAGCAGTAGAACCATCCTTAAAAGTCAGCTTTAAGGCATCAAAGTTACTATAACTTTGGTAGGCAACTGCTTTTGCTTTATCCATATCTTGGATAAATTTTTGTATATAATCTGCTTCGTTTATATCTTCATCTCTTGCACTCATATCTAAGAATTGTCCAGGGTCTCCCCCTATCATAGCCTGTTTAAACTTATCTACTTTATCTGTTAATATTGTTTGTGTCCCTTGTACCCCCTCTCCACTTAAAATAAGTTTATTTATATCTTCTTCTACCTCAGAAGACTTCTTTCCTGTTTTATATGCTATAATATTTGACGGGTCAGCGAATCTTTCCAAAAGTTCATCTGTTATCCAAGGGGAATTATAATCCTTTCCTCGATACTGTGCTTTTATATAAGCTTCAACTTCTTCTTTAGCTTTTCCCTCTGGAAATAGTTCAAGATACTCATTAATAGAAATTCCTTCTGAATAAACTCCGTAACCTGAAGACTCTATTCCTTGTTTTGCTCTTACACTATTAATAGAATTGCGTAAGGTTGATTGGATATTTTTAATCGCAGTTAAAGTTGCATTATCTAATTTATATGTCTGCCCTACTTTTGTAAGTAAATGGGTTTCGGTGCGTATCGCAGCTTTATCTCCGTCCGCAGCTTTTCTATGTATTTCTTCTATATCATCTCCTACTGTTTTAGCCATATAAGTTACAGGTTGAGACACAATCATATTTGGATTTCCCTTGAACCTGTTATTTCTACTTTCATCTTTATTTCTCTTCCAAAATCTTTGTTTAGTCTGCTTATTGCTATGTTCTAAAATAGCAGCATTAAAATAACCTCCAAGAGTGTTATTTATGTATTTCTTTCTTACTTTCTCATCTTTATAAAATTCTTCTAACTCTCCGTTTCGATACGCTTTATATTTAGCTTCATTTATTATCTGGGTACCCTCAGGACTGTTTAATATAGCATCAGTAGCTTCTTGTAGAACTCCTTTTACTCGATTTGCACTTACTCCTTTATAATCTGTTACTGTCCAATCCCCTGTGAATGGGTCAACTCCAACCTTCCCTGTGTGTCCGTTTTCTTTTAGATTGTTTACATATTTTTCTATGGATTTATAAACATCCATATTTTCCATTATAGCAGTATCATCCTTACTTACATAATTGGCAAAGAAATTGTTATTATTTTTTACATAAGCATTGAATTTCAAATTAGCATCCAAGGCATTAGCTTCATTATATTTTCCTTTTTTGTTTAATTCGGCAATACGTTCAGTAAGTTCTGTATAGTTTTCATACCCTTTATCTATCATTTTTAATACAGGGTCTTTTTTTATAGATTTCACAAGCTCCAATGCTTTTCTCTTACCTTCACTTCCTCCAAGAAAATTATCGAAAACATCATTCATTTTTTGCTCATACTCCTGTTCTTTCATTTTAAGAACTTTGGTGTCAAAATAAGGGGCAGCTTCTTTATCTAAAAAAGCCCCCTCATACTTATCTTGTAATGCTTTTTTTACTGTATCATGCTGTTTTTGTAATCTATCTGTCTTACCTTTGATAAATTCCAAAGGTAGAGGAACATAGGTAGATACATATTTCTGAGGAGTAGGATTGTAAAATCTATTTATTTTAGCCATAGTTAATCTGTTATTTCTTTAAGATTTCCTTCAGAATCTTTAAAGTACCACTTATCATCTTTAAATACTATATTATCAGTTCCAATATGGTCTAATATCCATTTATCCTTTTTTGATTGTCTTATGTCTTTTATTTGCGACGCTAAATTCTGTCCGATATTAGAAAGAGCTTGACTCATTACATTAAACCTTTGTGCTTCATTCTGTTGGTTGATTATATCAGCTTGCATTTGGTATTGTATATTAGCCTGTTGTGCTGCATTTCTTAATTGAGTATTGGTATTATTTTCTTGCATATTTAAATCAGCTAATGCTTTTCCTTTATTTTCTGCAAGATTTACAGCAGTAGCATTTAGATTAGCTAATGCTTGCCCTGATGTAGTTGCATTTCTTCGGATGTTTTCCTTAGCCTTACGTTCTTGTTCGGCATAGGTTTTATTGATATTATTTCTTGCAGCATTATAGTTTAACATCTCTGGGGTAAACTGAGGAGCTTGATATGTTTCTGCCTTATTTAATCCCTGAGATAAATTATATATATTTCCTATATTTTGTAGTATTCCTTCATACAAACTCTGTAGTTTGGGGTCTTTTATTTTCTTTTTCTGATTTTCTTGGTTTGAGTCATCTTGCGTTGATGATTCATTTGATGACTCAGATGATTCGTTTGATGAATTAAGTAAAGAAACATAATTACTATAATCATTTGAAGATGCCTCTCCTGTTGATACCATAGGGTGTTGAGATAGATAAGTATTTATCTGATTCAGCATATTATCCCCCGAATGGGTGAATACAGAAGAATCATCTACATTAACGGGAGTTTCTGTTGATTGTTCTTGGCTGGCATTATTATACTGTTGATACGCCTGTAATAAATCAAATAAATAACCACCCCCGTCAAATTTTTTTTCTGGAAAAGCTTGATTCATTTTGATAATTTCGTCTGAAGAATACAGCTCCCCACCTTTACGTCCATGAGTCCATTTGTAATTTAAATGTCGGGGTCCTATATATTGTTTAGAAAAGTCTATTGCTCCTTCTATATCTCCATATAAAGTATCATCTTTCCCAGTAAAGACTGTACGATGTAATCCATATAATTTTCTTCCTGTATCCCAATAATTTTGTGCGTCTTCCTTTCCTAATACATTTGGCAAATCCTTTGGACTTATCTTAAAATCCTTAGGAACTTCCTCACCACTCTTAAATCCATAATAGTCTAAAATTCTCTTTTGGTAGGAGTCCATTCTTCGAGATGCTTCTCTATAAAAATCTCGAATTTCTTTTGGTAACACTATACGTTTTTCGCCATCTTTGGTAACAAATTCTTTCACTTCCAAATTCTCAGGAAGTCCATATAATTTTAAAACTTCTTTGTCAATTTTAAGTGTAGATGGTTGAATATCACTCCCCATATTAGGAGGAGATTTATATACAACTTTTTCCCCTTTATTTACTATTGTACCTGCGCCACCTATTCCTACAGTAGTTCGTTCTTCTGGTGAAGTCTCTTCCATTCTTTTTAGTGCTTCCTCCTTATCTAAAGCTTTCGGATGAATAATGTTACTCTGTCCATCAGACTCTTCCTGAGGAGAAATTTGGGAAGTAGTATTTTCTTGGATATTAGTAGGTTGTTCTTGTTCAGGTTCTACAGTAGGTTGCTCTTGCGTAGGTCGAGATGAAGAAGGCTGATATATTAGTGTAGCATATTGTTTGTTATCAATAAATTTCCCTCTACGAAGAAGATCAGCTATCTTCTTTATATCATTTCCTAAAGGAGTAAAATTATTTGTTGGGTCTTTAAGATAAAGCTTACCATCAATATTTACTATTTTTCCTTTAGCAGTTTCTAACCCTTGTTCTACCATATTGTGTAGGAGTGTTTGTCCTACGTTTGCGGTTTTCTTCTTTTCTTCTTCTTCTCCATCAACAGGTCCTCCTTCTGCCTTTTTCCATTTAGCAGCGTTTCGTGCAAAGTTTGCTTTCTTCACCATAATTGGTGAAAATTTATTTTTATTCTTAAGAACATAGTCAGCAAATTCTTGCACTTCCATACTATGTTTCATAGCAGCAGCAGTAAATGTTCCTTTCTTGCTTGGGGAGATATTAATATTTAATTTACCTCCCTTAGAATAGTTATCAATTAGTTCTCCCCCCATTTCCATTTGTAACTTGGTCTCAAAAATATCTTTAAGTATTTCATCAGTAGAAGTGTTTCTACGCAGAGCTTCACGTTTTAATCGACCAAATATTTTAGGGTTAGCAATTAAATTACCTCCTTCAGCCCTCTGTACTGAGTTTATCAACTCTTTCCCATATTTTTTAGAGAGTTCTTCTTTTTGTTTAATAATCTCCTGAATTTGAGCTAATTCAGCTAACTCCTCTTCTTTAGCTTTTGTATCATACGGGTCATTCTCCCGTTGAGAATACTTCCTTTCTATTTCTTTAGATACTTGAGCAAATGTTTTCTTAGTTCCTGGAACTTTTATTCTATCAGAATAAACAAACCCATTTTTAGCAGTCTCTCCTCCTTCTACTTCTGTATTAGAGTTTTGTAAAGGAACTCCCCCTTCTTCGTGTCGTGGTCCTTTAAATTCAGTAAGTTCTTGTTGTGAAGTTTCTCCAAGTTCCCCTCCTTCTGCTTTAGCTTCTTTATTTTCTTTATTTCCAGTAGAGGTAGATGGTTTTATAGACCCATACATAGATGCTCCTGCTTCTGCTAATTCATATAATGTATCAGCCGTCTGTGCAGCTCTTTGTGCTTTATCAAGTTCTGATATTAACTCTTCATCTCCTTTATATCCCCCCTTTACTCCTTCTTTAGCATTTCGTACTTGTATAAACTTAGTTAATTCTTGGTCTCTTTGAATAGCTGCTGCTTTTTGTTCAGCTTTTCCATCAAAATAACCCTTAGCTCCACCTATAACTGTCCCTGCTATAGCTCCAAATGGTGGAGCTATTGCTGCACCAGCTGCTGCTCCCATTGCAGCATTTTTAGCGATACTTCCTCCCATACTCATTTCAGTCTCACTCTCATTTCTCTCTTCAGTCGCATTTTCATTTCTCTCTTCAGTCTTTTCTTGCTCTAATTGTTTGGAAAGAAGTTTAGTTATATTCTGTAATTCTTTTAAAATTTTATCGGACTTAGTCATAACGGTAAATTTACTTAATGTTTTCTATATGTTTATATATGTATATTTATAGCATATTATTAATATTGTGATAATCTGTAACTAACGGTTATTGGATGTAATACGCATCGTTTGTTTCCATTGTTATTATATTCTAATGTAATATCACAATAAGGTCCTCTCATTCTTGGGGAAGATGATTGTGCATCCCTCGGTATGATAGTATATAATCCTCTCATTTTTCTACGTATATTCCCTCCTAAAGTCAATAACACTCTCCCTGAATTTTGATACTCATTCTCTGCTTGAATATAGTTAAATGTTTCCTGTAACAAAGTTGATGACGGGTCATATATTTCATTTTTAAACTCTATTGCATCAAATACTTTTGTGTAAGTGCTGTTTGGGGATAATCTTAGTGTTACTAAGGAGCGATAAGTTTCTCCAAAGAAAGTAGCTTTATCCCCTTTATTACTTAAATATACTTCTGGGTTTGTATTATTTATTGCAATAAAATTTCCATTTACATCTATGTAAAGAGCCCCGCTTAAATTACAATAAGTCTCTAAGCTATTTAATTCTTCATTAAATACTTGTGTATAATCAAAACTACTGGGGTCTTTTACTTGCTTTCCTGTTAAAGTAGCATCACGTAAATCTATATCACCTTCTGACCCTAAATAAGTCATATAAATTCTATTTCTTCCTAAATCTCTTACAGCATATATTCCTATTCCACTTAACGGGTCTTCAGTTTCTATAATAGCTCCTGTAAGTATTTTTCTAATATCAGAACTAAAATACATATTATCACTTAAAGCAAATACTCCTTGTCCGTTAAAGACACACCATTTTTTGTTTAGTGCATCAATGAAATGTAATCCCCCTGCTCCTTCTACTACTGAGAATTTATGTAAAGTTCCATACTGTGTAGAGAGATACTGATAACCACCCAGAATATCTCCTGTTCCAGTTACTAATCCAATATTATTGTTATCGTTAATAATAGTTTGCTCTGCTACAAATAATCTCCCTATCCCTTGTCTTTGAAGATATACAACAGTATCGTTAATTGTTCTTAGTGCATTTATTTCCCCATAGTTACCATCTACTTCCAAATAGTCATTAAAATTAAAATTACGCCAATTATCTAATAATTCTCCATCTAATTTACGTTGAGATACCCATACCCTATGGGGGTGAATTTCTGTATTGTTATCAATAAAGTCCTTAGTGAAATAAGGGTATAAACTTGTTCTTTTAGCTACTCCAGGAGGTAGCTTTCTTGTAGCCAGATTTTGAAGACGTAATAAATCATCCCAAGCTCCGCCACTTCCTAAAATATTTAAACGGGTTTTATAGTATTCATTCCCATAATAAGTTGCACTCTCAGGGTTTCCGTAAGGCATCGCAAAATTTACCGATGACTCCACAGGACACAAAACTCCTACACTTATTGCACCTTGTGTCACTGGGTTTGTTCCCTCTTCTGCTGTGGGATTACAGCTAACTAAATGATGTGCTAATTCCCCTATATAAGTGTCTCCTCCATAAACATCAGTAGTTATTATATTAGATGAACTACTATTAACAGGAATATACCAATTGGTTGATTTGTACTTATTTTTTGAGCGTGCCTCATAATAACTTCCCCCATATTGAGTCTTTTGTTTTTTTATATATGACACTATCGGGGCTTCTCCTGCTTGTAGAGATATATTAGAACTTAATTGAAACCAATAATTATACCCTCCTAATCCAGGGTGATAAGAATCAGGGTATTCGCCAATACTATTTACATATCTCCCTGTAGAATCCAGTTTAGAGTCAAGCGGAGAGAGTAATCCTCCCTTTTTTATATTATATCTATTTCCAATATAAGGTGAAGAATTTGCAATAGGATTGCCATAATATAATATTTCAGTAGCCCATTGATATGAGTTCAATGCAGTAGTATTATTTATTGGAATATAATTTCCTAACCCTTGTATATTACAGGACTGAATGTGTTTTATTTTATCAGTAGATTTAGAGCTTAAAGGATTAGCAGGGTACCCTAATGTTCCTCCGAAAACAAAATTCCTTCTACTAATCGCACCACCAGATTGAAATCCTCCTGGAATTAAGTAATAGTTACTTGAATTATCAATAGGAGGAAATTTTCCAATGGGTATTGGAAAATTAATAAAACTTTTCCCAAAGAGAATAAGTGGAGCACTCCCTAATCTTGTTTGATTTTTTAAATCTCTTTTTACATAAACAAATTCAAATCCTTGAATCTCCGTTTTAATGGAACTAATGTCCACAGTGAATTGTATCCCTATATTTCTTCCTACTAATGTATTAGAACTATCAATATCAGATAACCACAAGGTATTTCCGTAAGAATCTTTTTCATATCTTTCAGGGAATTTTATATCTCCTATCCACTTCACGTAGGATTTATTTCCTTTTTTATCTGTAAAGACTATTCCAAATCGATAAACTTCTCCTGCTGTATATCCTGTTAAATAAGTAGTGAATATAAAGTTTTTAAAGTTAAAAGGAAATCCCGATGTCTTCAAAGTTTTTCCATTAAAGTTGCTCCAATCTCCTACATCGTTTGCGTGCTGTGAATTATAAATACCAGAATTATCAACAAGTGCTCCTGCTTTGGAACGTAACTGTATTGGTGTGGAAATAAACTGATATGATACATTTGGTCCATCTCCTCCCAATGTTACTCCATCTGCTCGATATTTGTAAGCATTAGCTCCATTTTCTGTCCATCCTGGCTCATACTCGTAGTTATATGGATTGAGTGCGTCTAACGTCTCGTCAGTAGGATACGAAGGAGCTACTCCTTGTATTATAGCTTCTACTTGAGTTAATCCCCGTTTATATATTTTACATACTCTATTGGAGTTAAATCGGTAAGCTCGAGCATCAAAATCTATATCAAATCTTTTAGATTTTGTATTGCCTACTAACAAATGTCCTTTACGAGTAGTTATTGTCTTACATACAGTAAAGGGTTCTGTAAGTTTAGTTAGTTCATCGGAAGGTAGAATAGTTGTATCTTCACTTCCTGTATGGGTTAATGACAGTATTCCGTCGGAAGGAATATTTGCTTCATAAAATTTATATGCAGTATAATTAGATTCACTTTTGTATTTTACAGCAATTACTTCAATAACATCATAGCTGGTATCTATATCTTCAATAGAAATAGATATTGCTTTATTATATAATGAGCCTGAACTTCTCCCTCTCCCTGATGTTTGAGCATAAGGAGTGTTTTTATCATAACTTCCTATAGGTATTATTGCTGAACCTGGGGAAAATACTGAATATTTCCCTGCAGTATCTAATAGACGATAAAAGAACTGATAAGAACATCCTTCTTCTAATGTCCCTGAATCACTTACTCCTGTAATGAATGGTTGGGAAACTTTGAAGTCTTGGGTAACTCCAAGGTGTTCTGCGTTTTTTAGTAAAAGGTCTTTTTCAAAAAGATTTATTGCCCGAAATTCATTGAAATTATCTGTAAAATAACATCCTAAAGTAATATCACTCTCATTTCTTAATACTATCTCATTACCAATAGGGTTTTTAGTATTTAAATTCATCTTACTTATGTGAATAAGATGGGTATCTAAATCTAATTTACCTCCTACTAATCCTTGTATAGTATCATTAGTGCTATCGTATTTACATAGCCATATCTGTCCTGCTCCTACTACATTGGGGTCAGTGTTATTGGTGGTAAAAAGGACAATGTAGTTATCTACACTTTTTCCTCCAATTAACTTTAATCCTGTTTGTTTTGGTATAGAAATTTTTGCTATAGCATTGCTTCCACTATTTACTGTTAGTGTGTCATCTATATCTAAAAAGCGTATTACAGGGTAGTCAATAAGATATTTTATTCGTGGGTAACTTATTAAAAATGCTTCTAAATTGGCAATAAATTCTTCCAAGTTATTACCACTAATAGAAGTAGATGCCCCACTAATTACTAAGGAAATGGAATAAGGAGCCTCTTCTGCTAAGGATACTTCATATACATTTGGAATATCGGGAAAAGAGAATAGAACTTTGTTTCCGTCCATATTCTCTAATACGCCAAACTCTTGATTTTTCTTACTACTAACGACAAAGTTCACATTACGATACATTGTATCTTTGCCACTAAAGTCGTAAGCTAAGTCTCTTTTTACTCCACCTGTATATTGTTTAACCTCTTTCATTTGTTCTTCTTATTCTTTCTTGGTTATTTGATGAAATAAATCGTGTATTATGTTGGTATTGGTCTAATATCATCTTATGGAAGATATTTTTCCAGCTTTCAAACTCGTCATAATTTGGCATACGTATTGCCGTGTCAGCCGCCCCCATATACCAACTTCTTTCTTGTTGTAATAGTCCATATCTTCCACCATCAATTTTTCCTAACATAAGTAGTTTAAACCCAATTCTCTCTTGTATATATGAAGTAATTGCCTGTATTACTTTAACGTTGTCAGGAATCATAGGTAACCCGTCGTCATCAGTCATTATAGTTGTTCCCTTTATTACTACTTCTCCCTCTTTAAATGATGTATGGATATATCCATTCGTAAGCTTGTAGGATGCTTGACCACTTTGTCTCTTTTGTATGTCGCTTTGAAAAGCTACATCTGTTGAAGTAATCATGGGAATAAGAGTATCTCCATATTTTCTAAATACACTTTGTAAATGAATAATACTACAGGGAAGTTTCCCTCGATTATTTTTTATTTTTACCACAGGTAAGTCTTCTCCATCAGTAATAAAGTCTCTGAACAATCCTGGTGCCCCAATAAGTTCTAAAGCTTCCCCTGCCCAAGATACTACAGAGTCAATATCAATATCTTTTTCAAAAGGGAAATCTCTATAAACTTTATCAATAATCTGATTGATTGATATGTAATTATGTTTATTCATTTCTGTAAGGATTTTCAAAATAAAATACTTCATCACTATTCCGCATAATGTGTGCTAATTTAGCTCTATTTGGTTTAGTGGTCTTAAAATAGAAATATCGTTGGTTTTTTACCGTACATGTTTTTTTATCCCACATAAAACTTGCAATATACTTGTTAGTATGGAAAATAAGTTTTTTATTTATTAGAGCTGTATCGGATTTTTTCCACAACTCTTTAGTTGCTTTCCAATCTACAGGCATACCATAAGTTACTAAGTTCCCCTCATCATCTATTTTTATTTTATTTTTTCTTATATAAACACACATTACTCCTAATCCGAAAGGTAATTTTAAATGAAAATTCTCGTAATAGATTAAGTCTAATAAAGACTTATTTATTGCTCCTATTACTTTACTAAATTCCCAACGATTGAGTGTTCCCTTCTCTTCTTTATATACTTTGTATATGTCGTCTAAACCATAATTCATTGTTCTTGAATATTTTTATTTTGTGTATCTACTCCATCTGTCTGAGTATCTACAGGTAGTTGTATTTGTCGTATAAATTTATTTATCACAATATCTTCAATGTAAGCAAACATCCAACTGTTCATTGGATATTCAGAATCAGGGGAAAAACATGGTAAATCTGTTCCACATTTTTTAAATTTACCCGCAGCTTTTGGGTCTTCAAATACTCCCTTTACATTGATGTACTCTAATAGTGGATTATTAGTGATAATGTAAATCTTTGCATTATCATAAATAGCATATGATAAATTTCTTGTATATTTCCCCTGTCCTATATACGGTGCTCTTTCCCATGTAATAAGTGAATATTGTTTGTCTAATCTATCCACGGGTCCTACACGGGTAATAGCAGGCATATAGTGAAGTTCTATTGTTCTTGGGATATTATCTTTTGTTTGTAATATATTACATCCTGAAGGAACATCGCAACATAATGAACTATCTACTGTTTCTAACTGTAAACATCCCAAATCTTGAATAATATTTGGGTCAATAGTTCTCTTCTTATTAAGCTCATTACGTATTAATAAACTTCTCTGAAAAGCAATCTCAGCTTCTATCTCTCGCAGAGAGATTTCTGAATCCTTCGAGAGATACGGCTGAATCTTATCTAATATTGCGTATGTAAATTCGTTTAGTGTCATAGTTAAAATATTACAGTAAGTCTATCAGTTTGTCCATATATTGGATGATGAATAAATGCTTCTAATGCTTTCTTTTGTCCTAAATACCCAGAATTAGCATGCCAAGTATCTGTTCCACTTATACTACGAACATATTCAACATAAGTTCTATCCTCTTGCATAATATCTGCATGCTTCCCTAAAACTGTTACATCTGAGTATTCTTTTTCCAAATGATGTCTTTCTCCTCCTTTAATTTTTCTACGGTCCTTATGGTGTATATGATGTACATACCAATACCCTACTTTACTTGTTGCCCATGCTTGCTTAGCTTCTGTTTTCATTAAATCGGGTAGAGCTGACCATTTGTTCCAATCTCCATGAGTAAATCCAATCATGTTTACTCCATACTTTACGTATTTTCTTATAGCAGGAGATACATCAAAACTTACATTTTTACTATTAGTAAAGTATGCTTCTAATACATCTGCTAAAGCGAACCCCAAATGATAATCGTGATTACTTGGACAATATACTACGTGAGTATCTGCTACGCTTATACACATCTCTATTATCTGCTTATACGCATCTTTTGCAATTCTAAATATCTCCCACCAAAATTTGTCTGTATCTTGTAGTGTTCCTGCTGTAGTGCTCTTTTTATTAGAATCGATGTGTAAAGCATCATTTCCTATTACTAAAATAATCTTTTCAATATTATGATTTTTTGCTTTACGTAATAACTTTTCTACTCCCGTAAGTAATCTTTCTACTGTAATATCAGTAGAGTTTTCTTCCCCTGTCATTTCCTTTCTCCCTACTTTGCCTATATGTGGGTCAGCAGGGTCAATGATAAGTAAATGGGGTTCATCTAATGGCTGTCTCTCAATAATAGGAAAGTTTGGAGAATACTCTTTTAATTCTTGTTTAAGCTCTTCTCTTACTTCCGAGTAAGTAACAATATCTTTTTTTAAGCGATAACTTCCTTTATCTGTCTTTATCCATGCAATATCCCATTTAGTGCTATCTATTCCTCTGTCATTTAATTCTTGGTCTATTTGAGACATTCCTCTGAGAACTCCCGCTACATAATCTCTTATAGCACCTGTACTGTTTTTCCTGCCTTCCATTTTAGCAATACGATATGCAAGTTTATTTACACTGTAATTAAACTTTCTTGCATTTTCTTTAATATATTCAGCATACTTGCTGTATTTACTTTCCTTCATACGTAAATGGTTTATTTTCAATAACCAAAGTTATTGAACTATTTTCATCTTCCAAAAGTTTTACCAAATCTTTTTCTGCCTTTGCACTTTCCCAAATCTTTAAGCTGTTAGTTTTATAGCCAACTAATATACATCCTGAAGTATCAAGTTCTGTGTTACCTCTATGTATTCTCACTCCACACCATTTAACTCCTTTTCCATGAACACATAAATCTTTTTTGTTGTATATCAAAGGTAATCTCCGTTTAAAATGCGGGGAATAAGTTACTTTTACTCTGTAAATACCGCTGGGAATAGCAGTCTTGTGCATTACTTTAACACCCTCAGCTCGTATTTCATCTTCTAATGTATGACAAAAGAATTTACCATCAATATACAAATCTCCGATAACATTTCTATTATCTTCAATATTATAGGTATGTCGAATTATTTTAAGTTCCATTATTGTAAAATTAATGTTCTGTAAGTGTCTTTATATCCTTGCATAAACATATTAATAATGTCTTCTTTGGTAAAATTTGTAATCGTTATCCTAAGCTCTTCTGAAGGACGTAAAACTAAATATGGGATTCTCTTATATCCACGTAATTTTAGCTCCGCATCGTCCATATTATTGATAAATTCCAACTGGTTTAAATCATTCTTTAATGTATTGTGAACGGATATATCCAATATTACGTCAAATAACTCTAAAAGGTTTTTAGTATTTGCCCAAGAAGTATTCATTTCCTCAGCATGGGTAGCAAGAATATACAATCTGTCAGCATCTAAATCAATAGCTTCCGAGACTCCTGCGTTATCTATTAAACCCCCATCATAATATTTTTCTCCTTCTATCTCTTTTATTGGCATTGTAAAAGGAATACGTGATGAGGCTATAATATGGTCTAATATTCTTTTATATGAGGTATTTCTATATTGTATCCTCCCTGTTTTTATATCTACGGCTCCTGCACTAAATGCTACAGGAGAAGAATTAAGAGTTTCTCTATCGAGAGTTTCATAAAGTAAATTATCTAATTTACTTGTTTCAACAAAACCATTAAATTTATTAAATGCTATTTCGTAAATCAATTTAATTATTGACTTTTTCTTTACTAAATCTTTAGGTGAATTAATGTTTTTAAACCAAAAGTCCATCATTTTTTTGATGGATTCCTTGTTGGTAAAATATCTCCTGAATTGGGTAAATAATGCCCCATTCAAACTCCCTACACTTATTCCTACTATCATGTCAGGGTAAATACCGTTATCAATTAGGGCTTTCATTTGCCCTAATTGATATGCACCTTTAATGGAGCCTCCTCCTAATACAAATGCTATTTTATCTTTTTTTACCATAAGATAGTGTTTTAAAATAACCATTTAATTCTTTGAAACTTCTTACTCCATCAGATACTGTAAGCTCTACAGCCATAGCAAATATTTCTAATACTGCTACCATTTTAGTATGATTGGATTGATAATACCCCGAGGTTAATGAGTTATCCACCCGAGAGTAAACAGCATTTAATGTATCATTATGCCATTTATCAAATATTTCAATAACATGTTGTGCTTGCTCTCTACTTAATCCTTTATCAATAAATTGCTGTAATACTTGTGTATTATAGGTTACTACTATATCAGTAATAAGGGATTTTGTTTTTGAAGTAAGTTCATCTTCCGAAATCTTTTTAATATTAGTTTCTTGTAAAAATTTATAAGTCTTCTCCTTAATTGCTGTAAGTTTAATACGAATGAAATCTCTGAATATCTCTGTTTTTACCTCTTCCCCTTCAAAATGAATTTGGAACAGCTTAATATTTACCAAGCGGTCTATCAATGCAAATAAGTCGTGGTTAGTTAAATTCCCTTTTGACCCTAAAATTCCTGTCATAATATACATACTAATTTCCTCTTTGTAACGATAAAAGAAAAAAATAATTATCCCCACTATTCCTGCTAATGTTGGAGGAAGCATCTTTAAAAATTCTACTGTCTGTTCCATTTCATTCATTTTATTTTTATCATCAAGGTTATTGAAGGTTGTTTTGTAATTAAATTGTAAGATAACCCTGTTATTCTATTCTTTTTCTTATACATTAGTGTCGGAGAAAGAATATTATATCCTATCTCTACTCCACCAAATATATTAATTTTTTTTAACTTACTCTTAGTTTTTAAAGTATAATTTAAAGTTTGGTCATAAATGTTACCATCTGTAAGTGTAATTATACTTCCTGCAATACTGTCATCTTCATACAATCTAATGTGTTTAGATGCTTTAATATATTTTGTAGAGTCTTTCATTGTTATTCTTACTGTATCTACTCTTCCTGTATCTCTGTAAATGATAGTGTCTTTGTATTTAGTAATTATTTTTACAGATAGAGAGTCCTTAATCTTTTTTTTGTACTCCTCATAAGGGAGAAGTACAAGAGTAGTATTATTATCTTTGGTAGATATTATTTTCTCTTTTTGTGGGGGTGTTTCTCCTGAAGGAGATTTTTTATTACATAATAACAAAAAGAGAATTATTCCTATTAAAATAATATTTAATCCTTTACTAATCACGTTTTCTTCTTCCGTGTTTCTTTTTCTTTACTTTTGAATTATCAAAGGTCTTTTTAGTGCTTTCAAATCTTATATTATGCTTTTCTCTAAATTGAAAAGATAACGCCTCCTTTATTCCTGCAACTTTTACATTTATCTCAAATGTAGCGTAGTCGCAATAAGCATCTTCGACTTCATAATAATTGCCGTCCTCGAGTTGTATTTCCATTCCTATTAACTTACCTCTGTTCAGTAAGTCCACAATATCCATTTTGTCTTTGTAAACGTATGCCATAGTATTTACATTTTAATGTATTGTCCGTTATAAGTTTGTCTTAATAACCAATCATTTAATTGTTGACTAAAAGCTGCTCTTGCTGCTGCTGCGGTTCCATACGCCATTACTACTTCGGGTAATATAGTATATTTGTTTAATCCTGTTGTAGTACTACTTGCGTATCCACCTGTATTGTCAATAAAATCCATTAACCCATCTGACTTATCTCCATAAGAAGTTCCTAAATACACTTTTTCTTTATATAAGTTGAAAAAGTTCGTTGTAGCGTTTAATAAACCATCTGCTTCTATTTCATCCAAGAACGAGTAAACAATGGTTATTATTCTATGATTATCCGCTCTAAATCTCGCAATAGGCTGTTTTTTCTCAACAGACCTTGCTACATTTTCAAGCCAAAACATTTGAGTCTCTTGTTGTGTCATTCCCTTAACATTCATTAAATACGGGATAACTTCTGTTACGACGTCTCCAACTCTGTACTTAATTAAAATATCTTTCTCCTCATCCTTAAAACTTGCCCAACCACTTAAAGTGTACAAATCTTGCAACCTATCTTGTGTAGTCCAAAAATCAATAACATTATCTACAACCAAATCCCAATACGCAGGATTTCCACTGCGGTCTATGTATGCGTTTGGATTTGCTGCGTAAACTGAATCTTTGATGTATTGGTATGTATCTGTAGCTATTTCTTTTACTAATTTCATTGTTAAACGGGTTTATATAAAAATTGTATCTTGTCCACTATCCAGCTTGGAAACGCCCCAATACTACCATCATTTCTAAATGACCAAATAAATCGTTTTGTTTGTCCTGACAGGTCTCCTAAATTTATTATTTCATTAACAAAAGTCGATTGATTATTATATTGAGACTTTCCTATTTGATAAGTGCTACTTACAAGAACGCCCGCAGCTGGCATAACTGTTATTGGAGCCATATAAAGCCTTCCATAGTCAAAATTAAACTCCATTTCCCCTTTCCAAAACATTCTTAGTTCATTGTATGTGGCTATTGCTGGAAATGTTATGTCAATCCAGATATGAGAAATATTTGGAGTATTTACATCGTATTGTGGGTTTATTCCATCATTGGAAATATAGGCAGAAAAATTACCTTCATATTTATCCGCACTGCCAACTATCCATTGGTTAATAGTATCATTAGCGACTTGCCAACCGTTTGTTAAGAAATCTCCACTATCCCATTTTTCCTCGAACAATATAGCGAGTATTTCGGTTCCAGTAGTTAAATCAACCCATTTTCCTCCTTTATAAACACCCCATAATAATTGGTCTTCTACCCAAACTGTTTCGCCTTCTTGCATAGTAGTAAATGTGAACAAATCAATACTCTTTGCGCTTGCAAAATGTCCTCCAACGCGACCTTCGAGAACACCGTTTATCTTTACACCCTTTACTCTTAGTTTCCAATCTATACCTGTTATTGGGTTGGTATTTGTTGATATTATTTCTGCTTGCGAGGTTAAACTGATAAGTTGAGTATTTAATGGAATATCTATTAACCCCGCACCAATATCTATTTGTGTAGTTAGCTGATAAATAGAATTATCCAATAATGAAGCAGGTAAGTCTGCTATATTATTGATATAATATATATTATATGGTTTCTGCGGTATTGCCATAATTAACTATTTAATAATTCATCCACTCTACCTATAATAATAGTAGAGTTATATAATTTTTGCACTGTATTATTTAATAATTGTGCCTCTTCCAAAGATATTTCTACTTTTCCTCCTTTGTAAATCTTATTTAGTAATTTCCATTTTAATAGTTTTGTTTTACTATCATCTTTTTCATCAGCAATTACCAATATTTGCTCAAACACATCTTTGAAAGTCATTTCTTGACCTGTATTAATTTTGACTAATAATGGCTTACCTTCCTCTGTTAATAATGGTTGCTTTGTCTCCTTGTCATGCAAAGCAACTTCTTTTTCTTTGAATAAAGGCTTTTCGTCTAACCCTAAAATTACTTTTGATACGTCAATTTTCATATTACAATAGATTTATAATTTCTAATTCATCTCTTGTTTTTATCCCAAATAATTGATATTGAGTCACTAATTCAATAGTTCCTTCCATTAACAGTTTTTGCTCTTGTTCTACAAACGTCATTGTTATAGGGTCAATCAATCTCTTACTGACTAAACTATCATATACCGCAGAATAAGTTGCAGTGTCCATTATAGATAATGAGTCTTGTGGATTTACAGGAAGTGTGTCTCCTAATTGATATCCTAATAAAGTTTTTCCATTAGTATCAAATACTTCTATTAATTTATAAACTGAAATTTTTGATTTATATACCCCATCTGAATACTGAACTTTGTGAGGTATAAATCCCAAATAATCTGTGTGATTTGGATAAGCAAGATTACTTACTATTTTATTTACTGTTTTTACTGTTTGTGTTGCCATTATTTAATTTTTTATCAAAGTTAATAATATTTTTATAATGTTTTTGATACGTTTATTACACCATTTATCAAAGTTATCCTATGACGTGTTCCTAATGCTTCATCTGTCATAATAATACCTTTACCATTTGTACCTGATTGTAATAATTCTAAATCTCCGTCAAGTGTCAGTTTTATCAAATCAATATTTGATACAGGTATAGTATTATGAGTAATTACATTGCTTAAATACAGAGCTGCGCCATCAACTCCAAGTGTAGTGTCATATCTATTTTGAAGTTCAAATTGATTTCTAACAAGTGTATTAGTTGTACCTATAACTTTAAATTCAGCACTTTGTAATTTTATTGAATAAGAATTACCTTTATCTCCTATTGTAGTATAATTACTTGCTAAAAATTCTCTACGTGTAAGGATATTACCTGCTACATCTAAATGGTCTTCTATATTTATAGAAGACCCTCCCCAAGTATTGCTATTACCATTAACGAACACCTTTCCAATCATATCAATAGTAAATTGATTTATGTTACTATTATTTCTAAATTCAAATCTTCTTGATGATTGAATACCGTTAAACAAACTACTTAAACCAAAATACATCTCTCTTGTTCCTCCTTTATAGAAATCTATTCTTGCTTGTGAATTTGTAGAATGGTACAATGCAACTGTTCCAATTCCGCCTATCACAAAACTATGGTTCAACCCCCAATTACTTAATCCACCAATAGTAACAATATCATACGTAGATCTTCTTAAAGTATTTATTAAATAAGGAGTTACATCCGTATCAACTCTAAATGGTTTTTCTGTAACTTCACTTCTAATATGTAAACGAGCTAAGGGAGTTAAGTTATCACCGATTGAGGTTCTCCCATCGTTGTAGATTTTAAATAAATTATTAGTATCATTTCCTATACCATAATAATAGCTACCGTCGGTATTTACAATGTTTTGTCTTGTTATTATCTTTCTTTCTGCCGACGAGCCGTTCCACCACCAACCAATTAAGTTCTCTTTCCAAGAGTGTGCATTTATCAAACTACCGCTTACAATATCGTTTACTGTAATACCTGCTGTAGAATGTGATATTTCTTTTGTAATAAAATCATATCTCATTCTTTCTGCACCTAAAATTCTGTGTCCTTGTTCATAATGAATAATAGCATCTCCTAACTCATTGTCTTCAAAATTCATTAATGAACTGTTAATAGTGCGGTGCCCAATAACTTTTATACTGCCTGTATAACCAAGGTAACTCTTACCTTTAATATGTAGTTCTCTGCTTTCAGTAGATATTGTTTGAGCGGCACTAAAAAATATCCTCTGTCCAGTATATCCATATATACTTATGTCTTTGCTTCCTACATAAACATTGTCATCGCTGCCAATTCTGAATACATTATTAGAAGTGTCTGTATCGACTCTTAATGGGTCTTCTTCTACTCCGCCTCTAATGTGGAGCTTTGCTTGTGCAGAAATTGTGTTGGCAGATAGTATCATTTTCCCACTTCTAACATACACATCCCCATTATCAACATGCACTTGATAATTTGGATTTAACACACCACCAATACCTATATTTCCATTATCGGTAACAATTATTTTGTCGGAAACTTCCCAAGTACCATTTGTGTTATTCCAACGTAATATTTCGCCTTGTTGTGTTCCCTGTATTAAATCAGATAAAGAATCGGGAATATTAGAAATATTAAGATGTTCCTCGGTGAATTTTAAAAAATCCCGAAGAAACATTCTTGTAGAAATTCTGTTATAAATAACATCTATTTCGTCCTCTAATTTTAGTCCTTTTATAATTCTATTGTTAGCCATTTATTGTAATTTTATTGTATAACTCACATAATTGAGTATCTGTTAAGCATTGCCCACAATATTGGTTCTCTAAAATAATATCAAAAAGAATCTGTCTTAACAATAATTTTTTTTTACATATCTTTTTACCAATAAGCATTTTACTTACTTCATCTTGTGCTTTCTTTTGAGTGAAGCACATTAGTTTTAATATTTGGTCATCTGTAAACATTATAAACTTATTACCGAATACATTAAGTAAATATCTATTGTCCCGTCCCCTTTGCTAAAGTTAGCATTTGCTGTTAGTTCAACGGATTCTCCTGGAGTATAGGTAACTTCTGCTAATTCCTTCATCTTTGCCATTATTGTTATTGAAGAACTTACTATAATATTACGTATTGATAGGTTTGGGGAAGAACTGCTGGGATATTGTATATATAATAAATTTGCGTCAAAAGCTATTGCTCCTGGATTAACTTTTATCTCAGCACCAATAAGTTTATAATGATTCCCTGCAGGGGGAGTTGATAATAGTGTAAGGGGGGAAGTAGCAATAGTTCCTAATTCTGTTAAAGATATTGTCTTTTTAACTATCTGATATTCTTGTGGAGTATAAGCTAATTTATCTAAAGTTACTGCTCCTGGAGCTATCTGGAAATACCCAGGGGAAGGCATTGTTAAGTCTCCAATAACACTATAAAAATTAGTATTATTTCCAAAACTTACAAGGATACTGTTACCCTTTGCAGGAGCAATGGTAATATTGTCAATCCCATTATTAGTGATTAATCCTCCCTGGGGTAATGAGAAAATATTTGACAAACGTAAAGTTCCAGGTATCCCTGCATTTCCTAAATCTAAAGTTCCTGCCACAATATTACCACCGTTAATATTACCTCCACAACAAAAATAATTTATATTTATTTTCCAAGCACCATTTACATAAACACAGGTAATATAACTTAATTCAGTCATTTCTGTTGTGGAAAGCTGTCTTCCAAAAACATAAATATTAAATGTATTACTTGTTGTAACAAAAGGTTCTAAAATAATATTATATTTATAACCATCTTTATAAGTTATTGTAGAATCAGGGTTAATATATAAATTTGTGGAAAGAGATAAAGGATTAGGAGTATTTATGTAATATATTTCTATATCTCCATTTCCTGGTAATTCTATTACGGAATTAGTATTATCTATGGTTTCCTTATAAATATTTGGTAATTTAGCCATTAGTATAAATGTTTTAATATTGTTTGTTTTTTATGATAAAGTTCGCCATTTTCTACATAACCAAACCAGTCTAATTGTAATGGATTGGTTGTTAAATCTAACACGGGGAGATTAAGATAAGATAATACATATTCTGTATTTACCCCGTCTAATTCATTAATTCCTTTAATGGTTTGAATAACACTTACATTTACATTTGTTTCTACAATAATCTTAGTTTCTACAATTATTTTAGAAGTGTTTTGCGAAAATAACCTACTGCCTCCAAGAACAGAATTCAGGTTTAATTTTAATTCAAGACCTGTAACAGGAGGATTTCCAACAAGTTCAAATACATCTGTTAAAGTTAAAACAGTATTCTCTGGAAGAGTATTTTGTGGAAGTAGATATGTATAAATAGAGCTGGGAACATTAGAAGCTGGCCCTCCCGAAGTATTATCGTTCAATATAACAGAAGTCCCATTATCCCCTGGACTTCCTGGGTCTCCTTGGGGACCCTGAGGACCTACAATAGAGTCAGGTAATGGTAATTGTTCATCACAAGTTGTACACATAGTCTTTTATTTTAACAAGAAGCGCAACTACTGTTGCATAACTTCTGTAATTTATCAATATAATATTTTATATCAGTTTCTGAACTACAAGCAGCTAATCCTCTGCTTATTCCACGATATAACATTTCAGCTTCTAATAAAGAAGTGTCCATCTCTACACATCTATCACAAGTAGAAATGTAACTACTCCATTTGTTATCTAAGCAACAGCGTATGTTACAAAGGTTTATAAATTTAATAGTTTTTTCCGATGTAAAAGGATTTCCACTTTGAGAACCTGTTACTGAATAAGTTATAGTATATAAGCCGTCAGCTACTGTGGTAGGGGTTATTGCAGGAAATACAATCTCTCCTGTTACTATACTTGGTAGATTTGAAGTTTCGTCAATAATGTCTTGTGTTCCGTCAGGATAAGTAATAGTTATTGTTGCTGAGGTTATATCAGTAATATCAGGGTTGGGTGTTCCATATCCCTCTGTATTACCTGCTGAATATGGTAAGGTAATATCAGTAACAATAATATCTTTACAGCTATCTATTCGGGCTTTGATGTTTACTTGTAGTGCCATAAACTAAAAGATAAAAGAGAGAGAGGGTAAAAATCCCCTCTCTCATTTTGATTATAGAGTTGCTAATAGTATGGAAGTTCCGTAGGTTGCATCAGTTGCCCAATTAGGACCTGCTGATGGAGCAGCCACGGTAATAACCATAGGATTGTTGATTACTTGTAGAGTAGATTTCTCAGTTTCAGCAATTTCCAATACATATTGGTCATAGGTTTCTCCAGCTACTGCATTTAGCTTAGCAGGGAAAATGTTTGGTTCACCAACTCGGAAGAACTCTCCGAAGTTACCTACTTCAAACCATTCTTGCTCAGCTATTTGCTCGTAGGTACCTCTACCTTCAGAAGCAGGAGTATTAACTACTGGAGTGGTTCCAAAGCTGGCAGAATCTAAAGCTATATTCCAGCGAGCTTTTTTGTAATTAAATCGTCCTAAACGGAAAGCCAAAGGTTTACCTTGTAAGAAGATTCCCCAGTTGGCAGTAGCAGCGGCAGCAGCATTATACCAATCGTAAGAGGCGGCATTTATAGAAGGTCCTTGGTAAGGCATATTGATTTTTACGTCATTACCTACAATAGCTTCTACTTTGTAATGTCCACCACCTACTACGATTACATCTCCTACTACCCCTGCAAAAGCAGCCCCTAAGGTAATGTAGTTACTGCCTGAAGTAGCAGCAGCAGTAGTTAAAACGTTGGTTAATACAGCATCCGAAATAGCACGGATATACATAGGTTGCTCAGCTTCTCGCTCTAAGTTACGAATACCACTTTTTACTAAACCAAAAGCAATTTCTTCTTGAGTAGCTGTAGGGTCTGACTTGTAGGTCATATCCTTAACATATACTCCACCATGATTCTGCACAATGGTTTCTTTAATCATTAATGATATTCGATAAACTGTTGAGCTGTTTACTGTAATAGCCCCTGAGGTACCATCGTATCCAATATAGGTAGTTTGTTCTGCAGGAGCAGCATAGGCAGCATTAGTAACCTTTACAATGTCTGCTTTATTAATCATACCACTTTGCAATAATTCACCATCTACATTGGCTACAATTTTAAAACGGTTTGTGGTAGGGAAGGTTGTGTTGGTTAAACGAACACCTGCACCATTGAAGATGCCTACTTCGCCATCTACAAGAGAAAGCACGTCAGCACCTAAAGCACCTGTTACATTCTTACCAACAAAAATTTTTCCTACATCTTTTTGATTGTTTGTTCTCATTTTTGTCTGAATTTAGTTAAACTTAAATTTAATTATTAATCTTTTCTTCCGTTACTTTTATCTGATATTCTTGTGGAGTTGTAGAAGCTATAGCTAATCTCACTGCCGTATCTACAATCTCTTGATGAGCTGCCTCTCCAAACTCACTGTCTTGTTGTCCACTGGTAGTTCCATCGCCAGTAAAAGGGACGATAGGTAATGGTTCTTTTATATACCATAAACGATATTCGGATACGGTTGTATTACTTGGAAATATAAGTTCCGTTCTTTTCGTGCCAGAATCTTGTGAATAATATAACTCCCAAATATAATCATCTGCTGTTCCTTCTACTTTTGGTTTTTTATATGGATTGTTTTTTAAAATCGCATATCTGTTTTCTGTAATAAGCTTTACTCTTACTGGTTGGTTTTGATAACATAAGTCAGTAGTGGTTACTATAACTTCTGCATCCAATGGGTATTTTAAATCCGAAGGTAGTGCATAAAATACTCCTCCTGCTCTTACTCCTATTTGATTTGCTAATGGAGTAGTAGTAGAATAGTATCGCTTTAATTCTTTGTACTCCTCAATACTCTTAGTATTCTTTTCAAACCCTTCATTTATCTTAAAAGCTCTCTTTAATAAAATGTCCTGAGCCTTTGTTAATAGTATAGACTTCTCCTGGTCTGTGAAACCAGGAGTGTCTATACTTGGAACACGGTCTAACAAGACATCAAACTGATATGCCATTTCATTAGCGTCCATCTTCTTTCTTCTCTATTTTCGCTGTTAATGTTAAGAGAATTTCTTGATTCTCAGGACTTGCAATATATTTAGCAGCAGTTACTAATGTTGGAGACTCTCCTTTATTACACAACATGTCTCCTGTTGGTAATAAAAATTTGGTTCCTTCTTTCTTTACAAACCCATATCTTACTGCTTTTAATAATATAAGCTTCTCATTAAATAAAGGGTCATCACAGGTGGCTAAAAAGCCATCAACATCATGTTCAATGATATTATCAATTTCTGCAATTAATGCGTCTTTTGACAATGTGTCAGCAGGACGTCGCCCATATACAATTAAGAAATCTCGTAATTTAGTTTTACTTTCTTCTAAAGCTAATGCTTGTTGGTATGCACGTTTAATCTTCTTACTTTTAGATACCCGTGCATCAATTCTTTCTTCTTCCGAAGTAATGTAATAAATATAAGTAGCTTTATCAAATTTCGATGATTCATCTGGAGCTACCAAATCTCTATTCGATAGTAATATTTTGTATCGAATATAATCCTCTGGATTGCTTAAATCCAGCTGATAAGTTTTATCTGATAATTTTACCACTGCTTTTTTTGATGTCCAGAAATTGTTCTTTTGACGATGTGGAGACAAAGTTCCTTCGTCCAATCCCATAGCTTTTTCAAGCTCTTTTTGTTCTTCGGAAGAGAGAACAGTTACCAAGGAGCCCATACGACTCCTTGGTACTGTAAACTCATTTGTTATTCCTGGCATCATAAAATATGCGATGTGGCTTGGGTCTTTAACCATACCTCTTGCTCGCTTGATAGGTACAACCTTTACTTTTTTTGGTTTTAAATATTTCATATCTCTCTGTTTATATGGTTATTTATTAAAGAACATTAGGAATAAAATGGATAGATTTCGATGGGTCAAACACCATTACTCCACCACAGTAGAATTTATGCTCTTCCCATCCATCTTTAGAAGTTCCAATAGCCGAAATAGCTGAATCTGGGTCGAAAGGATTTCGTAATCCTGGAATATACTTGTGGATAATGAAATCTTGACCCTTAACAGCAGCTTTTTGGATATTTGGTTCTCCATCAGTAGTTCCTACATCATACACATCGTATCGATAAGATTCTGCTACTCCTCCATCTGGATGTGGAATTTTATTACGGTTACGGTTGTCATACATTGAGTCAATAGATAAGTTGAACTTAATCATATTTGGTCCAATGTATTCAACAAATTGACCTCCATATCCTTTACCCATTTTAGCAAAATCTGTTTGGGTTTTATAGATACGGTCCATATCACGGTTGGGAACGAATAACTGAGTATGGTTCTCAAGAGCTACGTGGAACTGAACAGCTCCTCGTTCACCTGTACGAGCCATAAAGTTTCGCTCATCAAACCCTAATCGACCCTCAGACATATCTAACAAGCGATTAGATAGTGTTTGAATATCAAAGGTATTGTAAGTGGAAGTGTAAGAAACTTCAGTTTGCTCACGTAATCCAGAACCTTCTACAATTTCATAACCACTCTTACCTCGTTGTAAGTAGCTACCGTTAGCAGTTCGGTTGCTGGTTCCAAAGTGTAACAATCGGTTAATATCTTCACGGAACTCAATATCGAATTTATATGATTCGTAATGAGTCCATACAGCGAATTTCTTACCACCTTTAGTTACTACTTCGGTACCCATTTTACGGTTCTTAATGTTACCTGGAGTAGTCTTCTCTGCACGAATTTGTGAGAAGGCATTACGCATAGAAATATGAGATTGGAATTTAATCTCACGTCCTCGTTCCGATAAGGTACGCTCTACAGGAGCATATTCACGAGAAAATAATTGTCCCCCTGAAATCTCATCGTAAGGCAAAAACAAGTTAGCATCTCCTGTTAATAACTCGCAAGTATATACAGTAAGATTACCGTCTTTGGCTACAGATTTGATTAAGATGGGATATTTCTCATTTTTCTCTCCTACGATTTTTTCTCCTTCAGAGAACCAATCGGCAGCGAATACAAGTTGGAACTCAGAGTAACCCAATCCTGCTTTATCGGCAGGAGTTACAGGAACTCCATCAATACGGGCTTCTACTAAAGGAATGTTGTCAATCATTTGTGAATACAATTCCCAATAGTAGTCTCGGTCATCATCAAAATACTTAACCCCATATTTCGATAATAAAGAGTCAATATCCTGACCGAAGTTTTTTTCTTGAATAAGCTGTATAAGCTTTGATGCCTTTTGAGGACTTTGAGCAAAGATTGCTCCTAAGTGATTCTCCGTGGTAAGCCCTTTCCACGAAGTGGCATCAGTCATTTGTAATGGACTAATTTTCATTGTTCTATTTGATTTTAACGATTAATTACTAATTTATTCAACTAAGTCATCTAAGTTGTCAAGTAACTCTTTAACATCCTTAGATACTATTTTCTTTGGACTACCTGGCTTAAAATGCTCGCCACTTTTTATCATCTTATCCAATTCATCAATAGCACTGGATTTAATTGGTGCCTTGATATTCTCAAGCTTGGTAAATCCATCAGTTTGGACATACAAGTAAGCTAACACTTTCTCTACTTCATGTCCTTTTTCTTTACGTAGTGCATCAATAGCATTAATTGGCACTCCATTTTCTTCTTTTACAGGGGTTGTCATTACTTCAAAGATTTTCTCACGAGCCTTTGAAGGAACTTTTATCCCTGGAATTATTTCTTCAGACTTCAATATCTCTTCTTTTAATTTAGAAAGCTTTTCTTCTTCTTCTTTCTTTTTAGCTTCTAACTCTTTTTGTTTTTCTTTAGCTTTCTCTGATAAGAGATTTTTAGCCTTTTCTCTCAATACTTCGTATGCCTGAGAAGCTACTACTTCCATATTCCCTGTCTTCTTTTTAGTTTCTACAAGCTCTTGGATAGCATCATCTTCTACTCCCTTCATCTTGTAGTATTGGTATAATATCCCTTCTTGTATTGCAGGGTCAGAAGCTACTACTTCTGGCGTAATTTTATTTGTTAATACATCCTCAATTTTTAAAGCTGCTTTAACTTCTTCTTCAGGAACTCCTACACGTATAGCATCTAAATATTTACGTTGCGCCTCAGTAAGTCCATCATACTCAGATGCTGTTACAGCTTTCTTTAAAGTTTCTACTAAATCCTTAGCGGACTTAATATTTTCCATCTCTTCCTGAGTAAGAGAAACCCCCTCTTCTTTCAGAGCGGAAGCAAGAGTTTGAAACAGAGAGATATTACTGTCATCAGAGGGGGTACTCTCAGCGGAAGATGTTTCTTCAGTTTCTTCTTCCTTATCTTGAGGTGAGGATGTCTCATTATTATTTAAAGAACGTTCCTCTGTTTCCTCACTTCCTTTCTCTTGAGTTTCTTTATCTTCTTGTTCAGTTGGTTCTTCTACAGCCCGCTCAAGTTCTGTAAAATCCAACTCATCTAAAAAATTGTTACCTTCCATATGTCAAATATATTTGTTTAGTTTATATCTTGTTACTTTTTTTGTTTGATTTTCTTCTCCTCAATAGATATTTTCTTTTCTTCTAACTTTCTGTCTTTTTCTTTTTCTTTACTTTCGTGCTCTAATTTCATTCTTAGTTGTTTCTCTTGTGCTTGTGCTTTAATTCGCTCTTTATCTAATTCAGTATAATCATTAATACCATCATTATCTAAATCTTGGTCTTCTGTTTTTGCTTGAATTCTTATTAGCTCACGCTCAGTAGCTTTATTTTCTTTCAAAGTAATAAGCTCTTTTTGGAAAGCTCTTTCCTCTTGAATTTTCTTTTGCTCAGCTTCTGCTTGCGCTTGTGCTGCTTTCTGTTGCTCTTCTTTTGCTTGGTCTTGTAATAACTCAAGCTTGCGTTTTCTTTCAGCAATACTATCTGTTTGTAATATGTCAATAAATGTGGCGAAGTTGAGCATGCCATTTTGAAATCCTGCATGTGCTAATTGTTCGATAGCATTATCAATCTTCATTGTCTTAGTAGAAGAGTCAATAGTTATATCCCATTCAATAGGATTGATTTGGTCTATATTTACTTCTACTAATTGTGAGGTAAAGTCATCTAATACTACCTCAAGTTTTTTAGTTCCCTTCCATGCTAATTTAGCAGTTAATAATCCTGCTAACATTACTCGAGCTTTTAAATAATCATGCTCCATAAAATAGTATTCAGTAATATGATTGGATTGAACTATTTGTCTTTCGGTATTTCCTACAAGCTCACTGGCACTTATCTGCCCCTCTCTTGCTCGTGTTACTCCTAATACATTACCTATCTTTTGTTCAATAAGCCCTGCTAATTGCACGTACATATCCAAACTCTGCCCTACTTCCATATCTATTACAGGGGTATTTTGTTGTAACCCCCCTGAAATTTTACCTATAGCTGCACCCTTTTTCCCTTCTTTAAATAGGTCAGTGGGAACGGCTTTGAAAGTCTTAGCGTAAGCTATCCATTTATCTATATCCCATCCATCAGGAACTTCATGTAAAGGAACTTTAAGTATCTTACCCCAATTCGTAGCAATGAGATTTTCAATGTTATTCATTACTACATTGTAAAGATACTGATAGGGTTTTCCTTTATCCATAAAGGATAATGCTCGTTGATTATTGGTAGTATAAATTGTTCCAATTATCCCTGGATAGGCAATACTTAGATTGAGCATGCTACGATATTGAACAGGCTTAATACGTATCTTAGTGTAAATGGCTTTTTGATTTGGAAGGCATATTTTATGTCCTTCCCACCATTCATTTACCCATAATACCTCAGCTGTTTCCCCAGGTTTTAATTTGTAAAATTCTGGACGTATCTCTTTTATTTCTTCTCCTAAGGGTGAGTATGATGTTACTTTAAGTAGTTTTCTTCGACTCTTCCAATACACTTTTACTACTCTTAAATTACCATTGTTATCAATTGGAGAGAGTGATGGATTAAATTTAGTGTTAAATGCAGCACTGTCTAAGTTATCTTCAATGATAGCTATTTCTTTGGGGTCTAACATTGGTCCTGGGTCAGAACCTCCAAAACTGGCACTATACCCTAATGACGCCTCTTCGATTAAATCAATCTCTTTCTGCGTTAAGAACTCAAAATATTCATCTTGTATCTGTCCTGGAGATTTATATCCGTCAATAACAATGATGTCAGAATCTTCAATATAGTTACTCTCTCCACTTAATACCGTATGAACATTTAATGGGTTGAGTTTGAATAATCGAGGCTCATTTGATATAATGTCCCATTGGTAGATTTCTTCAGAAGAGATTAGTGCATCTTTAAATCCTTGGTTGAACTTTATTTTGAATTGCTCTTTTTGCTCTAAATGTTTGATAATATGTGTTCCATACATTTCTCTGAAGTCCTTTCTTGTAAACTTCATATACTTATGGAACTTGTCTATCTGCTCTTTTAGTTCATGTTCTGGTAAATCTTCTTGTGCAAGTTTTAAAATGAACTTTCTAAATTCATCAAACTCAGCTAATTTCTTCTCTTGTAATATATCTGGATTAACTATTTTCAATCGCCAATCAAAAAATCTTTTCCGCTCTTCTCCAATTAATACATCAATCTTTGGGTTAACTAAGGGATAGTTCTGTATCTTTACAGGAGAGTATTGCAGTCCCAATTTGTATGGGTCAGCAATCCTCTTCATATCTTCCTCCTGCACTATGTCAGAGTATAAATCGTAGTTGATTTTCTTATTTACATAACTTTGACGCAGTGTATGCTCCGAATAAACAGCCATGTATTCTCCTGCATCTATGCAGTCCATTTGCCATTTTTTCGTCTTTTGCGTAAGCCCTTTCTTCTGTGCAGGAAAACTTACTGAGTTTAATGTGGATATCGAACGAATCATAAAACGCAATTATACGAATTTATTACTAATCTTTTATATTTATAGTTGTGAAAAAAATGAATTTCTTGGTTTGTTATGGATGTTTTTCTTTAATAGATTGTTGAAGAACTGTGAATTTAATTCTACTTCTTTCCCCTCTTCCATTATTCGTTCACTTATCTTTTCTCTATCAGCTTTTAATATCATCAACATACCCATAGCAGATACACGGTCAGCATTGATGTCTGGTGTCCATTTAATTAACTCATTCAACAATCCAATGCTTCTTATGGTATGTAGATTTAATACTGTTTCTTCTTCATTTGTCCCTTCTACTACATAGGCTTTATCTAATAACCAATCTGCTAATAGTCTTCGTGCAAAGGAATTGATTTTCTTCCCAGAGTTGGTTCCCTTCTTTTTATTTCCATAGTAATTGGGTTTCATCATCTGCATACTCTTCAATATTTCTGGATTGTCTGCTAAGTAATGCAATGAATTTCTTCTATCCATATAGGCAAAAAACCCCTTCTTGTCATTCTCATAGTTACAAATAGCATTGTAATACATCAATAGTCTTCGACATATTTCATAGAATTCATTTGCTGTTCTTGGTCTTCCTGTGTATTCCGCTACTATTCTCTCTGTTACTGAATCCATTACAAAAATACTACCTAATGAGTTAGTGGTAGAACTGTCGTCATCAAAGGGGTCCATTCCTGCTATGTATCTACCGAAGGGTATATCCTTAGCATCAGTATATGGTTTTTCAAATATTTCTACTGCTCCATGCTTATTTAGATTATCCTTCAATGGAAAATCCCGTATGGGTTCTTTTTCTACGGTAGAATCAAGCTCTACTCCTTTCTTAGTTACTACTAAATCTCCTACAAAATGTCCTGCTACAAAACTTTGTAAATTTGGAGAGATATCTGCTAAATAAGCTTTTAAATCTCCTACAGGGAATAAACTTCCTTCTTTACGCATTAAAGCGTCCTGTGGGTAAATAGGACGTTCTGCTTTTGCTTGGATAATATCATTGGGGTCGGCATTAGCATCTCTTAGTCTTTGTATTCTAAATAGCTCGTCTATTATCGCTTGTATTACATCAGAGTTTCCATCTTTATCCATACACCCTCGCATATTCATATACACAGGGTGAAAGAAAGCACTCTGCGTAGCAGAGGAGTTTACTCCTTTATCCCATACATTCGGAAGGGGTAAAATATTAAATGCCGAGGGTCCGTAAAAGAACTTCTGCGCTCCTTCAAAATTAGCTCCTTCCGTCCCTCCTGTTCCCCAAGTTATCATCAGTCCAAAGGCAATGCCGTCTTCTTCTACCGAAGGTCTGGCTATTTGCCAAGCAGTTACTACATTAGGGAATTTTCCGTTCTCTTCCCATAATACATAACTACCACGTTTACCCCGTGCTTTCTGTGGGTCATTCATTAAACTTACACCTATTACTTCATTGAGGAGTCCTTTCTCTATCTTCTGAGCCTTGTCTATATACCCTAATCTCCAGTGCATATCATGCAAGGAGTCTTTGATTCTTAATCGTGGAAATGGTGTTCTCTCTGCTAAGAAGTTAATAATATCTTGGAATTTATTTAAAATACCGTCTTTGATAAGATATTCTTTTTCATTAGCTAAGGCATACGCACGTATCTTTTCCTTAGCTTTTTCTGTATCTCCAAATAGGAAAGCTTTGGCTAATAAACTCCCCCCTTTAAACGAATACCCTTTACCTCGTGATTTTAATATATCTGCATGACTCCCTGCTTCTCTTGCTTGGTGTATGTAATGAAAGAATAAATAGTCCCCATCGTAGAAATCAGGGAAGTCCACTACCCGCTGACCTCTTTTCTTCCCTTTCTCTTTTTGTATTACTTTGATGATTGGTGAGTAATTGAGATAGAAATAAAATTCCCCTGGTATCCACTCCCCGTCTTCTTCTCTTACCATCCCATTATAAATACGATGGATTTCTCTTTTCCAGAATTGCATATATTCTGAATTGGGATTTCTTGTGGGAAAGGCTTTGGTGTAACACCCATGTTTTTGATAGTATATGGCTGCTTGTCGAAAGTAGTCAGTATTTTCTAAAATGTGCGGTTTGGTAACATCTACAATTATCCTCCCTTGTGCATCTCTTGGTAAGTCTTTGGCATAGGGTCTATCAATACTACTCATGTTTTTAATAAATTCTACCTCGTCTAATATAGTAAGAAACTCTTCCCTAACAAATTTGGGGAAAGAATTAAGTTCATCTTCTGTAATATGTGTCTGTGTCTTATTAAAGACCATCTTCAAAAATATTTTTTGTCTGTTTCCCTCGTGCTTCTGATGATTGTTGTAATTCTCTCTTAACTTTCTCCTCGGCTTTGTTTACAGCATCTATAGCTTCTGAAAGTGTCTTAAAAGTTTCTGTAATCTTTTTAAAGTCGTGTATGGGTCTTCCATTCTTATCCCTCTCGTCAAAATCTATATTTGCAATATATTTTGAAAGATTATCAAGAGATTTTCGAGCATTCTGTAACAATACAAGTGAAGCCGTTTGTTGTAATTCATCATATAAATCAAGTGCTTCTTGTAAATATTCTGGAATAGTGAATTTCTTTTTGCCATAAACAAGCTCTGCTACTCTTTCAAATCGTTCTTTCTCATCTATTATTTCTGCAAATTCAGAACGAAAGTCTTTGTAAAAGTAAATGAAAGAAAGATCAGCAATAGCTCTGACCTTCCCCTTAGTCCTATCCCTCTTCCATAATACTTTGAATGGAAGTAAGGATAAAGCTTCTGGCTTTATTTTTATCTCATAATCTATGTAGTTTAATAAACTCATATTACCATTGGTTTAGTGGACACTTGTTGGCTTTCTTAAATGATTTTATCTTTAGCTCTAATAAACATCCACAGCCACATACTTTCTCTCCATTAACTTCCTTACACTTTTTTGGAGAACAAATGCCATTTACATTAAAATCACATCCTGAGCATTTCTCTATTCTCATAGATATTTCCTCCATCTCCTCGGGAGACAGTAAGTCCATACTATGTTTTAGCTGGTTCATTACTGCCTCCATAAGAAGCGGAAAGGTCTGTATATATTTCTTAGCTTTCATTGGCATAATCGGGATGTAACATGTGTGCGTTATTAAATATGTTTTCCTTGTAATGAATTACTGCACTTGTGGTTGCTAACATCAGTGCTGTTGATACTGCATTCTTACAAGCACATACTATCACCTTAGCGGGGTCTATTATCCCTCTTTCTATCCCATCTACAAAGGTATCTGTTGAAAAGTCTATGGTCAGATTGAATCGCTCTTTCTCCATATTATTTTTAAACCACTTCTCTACTTTCTTTGTAGGCAAGGTAGAGTTATCTACTAAGGTTTCAAAGGGCTTTAATAAACTCTTCCCTAAAGCTACTAAGGCTTCCCGTTTATATGCTGGTAGTTCCTCTTCTTTGGCTTTTTGTATTAAGGCACTACCTAAATAAGCTAATAGTATTCCTCCCCCTACTACATATCCCATCTCAAAGGTTGATTGCGTAGCTAAAATAGCATCTTCTACACGGTCTTTCTTCTCCGTAATCTCTACCTCAGTATATCCTCCAACATATAAACGTGCTACTCCTTTAAAAAGCATTGCTAAACGCTCTCTATGTCTTTCATCTATTCCTTTTTCCGCCCTCTTGATAGTTTCCTCTATGTAACTAATACGAGCTTCTATCTTTTCTTTATCTCCCTTACCGTTGATAATAGTAGTTTCCTTTGGAGAGATTATTACTTTCTCTGCTTCCCCCAATATCTCTTTGTTTACTTTAAGCTTTTTCCCTTTGTTATTAAAGACTACTTTACACCCTAATAATACTCCTAAGTCTTCCATCATCAATATCTTCATATTCCCTACTCCTGGGGGACGTAATACCGCTACTCTTACTCGCTGAGCTTTAGCATTCTCAAGAACAAAGTCCAGTGCTTCCCGCTCTAATTGTGAGGCAAATAGTATTAAATCTCTCTTATTTTCTGCCGCTAAGTAAATTAAGTCGTATAAATCACTTGTTTGCTTATACTCCAAATCTGTTACTACAATCAGTGGATTGGTAAATTCCGCAGTATCTCCATATATTGTTCTAAATAATGGATGTATGTAAGAATGCTCTACCACGGCTCCTCTTAGTAGTTCCGAGTAAGTCTTCCCTGTTTTACTCTCTTCAATGAATATCTTACCATTTTTCCCTACTCTATATACCAACTTACCAATTATCTCCCCTAATTCTTTATCATTATTGGTAGATAGTGTTGCAATTCGTATTAAATCTTGCTCTTCCTGTATTGTATGAGCAGTATTCTTAATCTCATCTATTACTACTTCTAATACCTCATCAATGACTTTCTTTATACTTGCCATCTTATACTTACTGTCAAGCTCTAATAGCAAGTTAAATAACTCCCTCATAATGATTGTGGAGGTGGTAGTCCCATCCCCCGCTTCTTCTACTGTCTTAGCTGCTGCTTCTTTGGCTATTTGTGCCCCTACATTAGCTAAACGGTCTTCTAAGAATATCTCATTGGCTACCGATACTCCATCTTTGGTTATTCGTGATTTATTATATACACGCTCCAATATGACATTCCTACCATTAGGACCAAGAGTCTGACTTACTGCATCTGCTAATATGTTTACTCCACATGCTAACCCTTTAGAGGCTTCATCGTTTAATTTTACTTCTCGCTCATCTGGAAACATATCTTAAGATTTTAAGTAAGCAATTACGTCGGTTTCTCGAAAGATTAAGTAAGGGTCGCCATTTACATAAATAGCAATAGGCATAGCATTTTCCATAATCAATACCTTATACCCCTCCCTAATCTCTGTTACATGATGTCCTGTTTTTAATACTTCCAAATAATTCACTTTCTTCTCTATTCCTACTAATTTGTCATCTTCCTGCTTTTCTTCTAAACTTGGTTTGATGATAAAGTGATTCCGCATTGGAATCGGTAATTTCTCTGTTTTACTCATATCCGTATTTTTCTTTTTGTTCTAAATATTCTAAATGCTCTAAGAGCACTTTCTGTACATCCCGATAACCCCCCTTTACATAAAAATTTCCTTGGGGAAGGATAATGATACAATAATCATCTCCACCTTCCTCCAAGGAAAAGTCATGAGTGAATGGTAATGTTACTTTGTAAGGTGTAGAGTATTTATCACTGGGATGCCCAGAATAAACAGTCATCTCTACTGTGTAATCACTTAGAAATTTCATCTCTCTGTTTTTTAAGCTGTCTCTCACAAAGATAGTGATTTACTTTTATACTACCAAAATATTTTAATCTTAAATTCCCTGCATCTTCGTGAGATTCTACGTTAAACTCTTCCATAATTCGTTTTAATAACTTCCACTGAGACAGATACACCTTCTGTGCTTCCTGCTCTGTAATATTGTATTCTTCCGCTATTTTCCTTAGTATTTTCTTTACTATAATATTCATTCTTCTCTACTTATTAAATACCGTAGTCTCCATTTTCCTTCTACTGTCTTCTTTATCTGGTAATCTATCTGGTAATCCATCTCATACTCATTATTCATATCTATTACCTCTTGCTCTACCTTCTCTAATACTCTCTCAGCTTCTTCTTTTGTCTTAAACTCTTTCTGTGAACTAAATAAATTCATATATTGTTTCTTATGTTTATATACCACTCGTATTTTACAGGATTAAGTGATTCCGCCTGTATCTTATTTATCACCCCCTCTGATGACTTCGCTCTAAATAATACGTCCTCTCTGTGCATATTTGTATCTAATACATAATCATTTGCTTCCTTTGTAATAGGATACAATATCATACTCTCATTATCCTCCATTAACCCCCCATATACATACACATCCCCTACTACATAACTCCTAATGGTCGGAGTGAATATAATTATATCCCCCTTAATTAAATTCTCTGGTAAACTACAAGCCATTTCTCTTTATGTTAAATTGTAAAACTATTTCATCTGTATGAGGACATCGTATCTTTGGATTTAACCTGTCATTCTTTAATATCCCCCTACTCCTTAACTTACTTAATACATTATTTACAGTATTATAACTCGTCCCCAATCTATTAGCTATCTCATACCTATTCTCCTTGGTAAATATCAATAAACTTCTCCTATCCTCCTCAATAGCTCTATACTTATCATCATAATACATTATCTCCGCTAATACTTCTAATTCACGTGCACTCAACCCTAAATACCCATTTAATACTCTTAGGTACTGCTTGTAAAACTCTCTCCCCGTAGGTGCTACTGTCTCTTTACGTAATATCTTCATATTTAGTTATTTATGTTACTACCCATTTGGGTATATTTTACCCCTAAGGTGGTAGCTCCCGCTATCACATAAGAATAAAAACCGTTCCGTTCTTATTCCCTCTTTCAAGTAGTTAGTCCTGACTTCGCTGGTGATGTCCACAGTTTCTTATGTTCCCTGCGTCACGACCCTCACGGGAGGCTTTCCCATGCCATGTAAAACCCGCCCGAAGCGTCCCAACTACTCTTATATCCCTATCGGAGAAAACTCCACCGCTATGTTCCTCTATTATTTCAAGAGCGCAGCTTACAATCCGACTTCTGGAGGGCTACCGCACCTTTTAGGCTCCTCACCCCCGTACTTTGGTATAAAGAATAGTCCACCTTAGTAACCTTATAGCTACTAAGTAAATTCTTTATCATTATGTATCTGAACTATTCCCTTGGAAAACCAAAGGGGATGAGCAAATATACTAAATAATATTTATTATTCCAAGAAAAAATTAAATTATTTTTTAAAAATGTGCTTATAAGTAGGACAACTTGCTGTAAATGAGTAAGATAGATTGTTGAAAAAAAAATTTATTTTTTTTTTTGAAAGGCATTCTGAAAATTTTTTGTGCACCCCGACGAGAGGGGACTACCCCCCAAGACCACCCCAGGGTCGCATGCGCAGGGGAATATACCCCACATCCAACCTCGTAACCCATTAAATCTATATATTATGAAAAAGTTCAAGTTAAAATTAGTCGAGGTTACGCAAAAAGAAGAGGTGGTAGTCGCCAAGTTCGTAATGTCTAACGACCTTGGTCGATGCTTCGTCTGGGGATTTTATGTGCCAGGTGCTACGCCGCCTGAACAGCTCACAGTCTCCGCTGACGCTATCATCGTCAACAACGGCTTCCGCCATCTCGACCCGACTAAGGCATGACGCCAGCCCCCTTCGGGGGCTTTTTTCTCTTGTCAATTCCTGAATAAGTTCGATTTTTTATATATCTATCTTTTCTAACTTATTAATAAATTAATAAGGGATTACGCTTGGTAACTCATGGATAAGTTAAAAAGGATTACGCACGGTAACGCATGGATAAGGGAAGAATGGTCGCTAAGCCCCTCCGCCCCTGAATACTCCGTCTCAGTCCTAACGAATAAGCCATTTCATACTTATTCATAGACCTTTTCTCTGCTCTATTTCCTTCCAAGAGAGCAAGAACTACTTGATATTAAGAATATTTCAACTATTTTCGCTAATAGTAAGGAAATAAAAACTTGTAAAAAATTAATTAATCACCAAAAAAACCTTAAAGCTATGGGAACAACAGACTTAACAGCACTCGAAAAATTCATTGAAAAGTATTCTGATAAAGTTAATTGGAGTGAAATTTCAGAACATAAAAAACTATCGGAAGAGTTCATTGAGAAATATTCTGATAAAGTTAATTGGTATTGGATTTCACTCTATCAAAAATTATCAGAAGAATTTATTGATAAACATTCTGATAAAGTTGATTGGTATTGGATTTCAAAATATCAAGAATTATCAGAAGAATTTATTGAAAATTACTCTAATAAAATTAATTGGAAACAGATTTCAAAATATCAAAAATTATCTGAAAAATTTATCGAGAAACATTCTGACAAAATTGATTGGAGACAAATTTCAGAATATCAAAAATTGTCTGAAAATTTTATTGAAAAGTATAAAGACAAAATTGATTGGGAACATATTTCAGCTTACCAAAAATTATCTGAAGAATTTATTGAAAAACATTCAGATAAGGTTGATTGGTATTATATTTCAATGCACCAAGAATTATCTGAAAAATTCATTGAGAATCATTCTGATAAAGTTAATTGGAAATGGATTTCAGCTTGCCAGAAATTATCAGAAGAATTCATTGAAAAGCATTCTGATAAATTAACTAAATAAAAATAAAAGCTATGAAAACAACAGAATTAAAAAATCTCGAAGAATTTATTGAGAAACACCCCAATATAGTTAATTGGAGTGAAATTTCAAAATATCAAAAATTATCTGAAAAAATTATTGAAAAACATTCTGATAAAGTTGATTGGTTTTGGATTTCGATTAAGCAAAAATTATCGGAGGAATTTATTGAAAAGTATTCTGATAAAGTTAATTGGTATTATATTTCAATTCACCAAGATTTATCTGAAAATTTCATTGAAAAGTATTCAAATAAAGTTGATTGGAGTGAAATTTCAGCTTACCAGAAACTATCGGAGGAATTTATTGAAAAGTATTCAGATAAAGTTGATTGGTATTGGATTTCAGCTTACCAGAAATTATCGGAGGAATTCATTGAGAAGCATTCTGATAAAGTTGATTGGAAATGGATTTCAGCTTGCCAGAAATTATCGGAGGAATTTATTGAGAATCATTCTGATAAGGTTGATTGGTATTGGATTTCAGCTTACCAGAAATTATCAGAGGAATTTATCGAAAAACATTCTGATAAACTCGGTTAAATATATAAAGGAGATTATTATCTCTGGTGGCAGCAGATAATTTCATTATCTGCCTTCAACAGTTAAAAGCTGTTGTCGTAACATAGTATTATTACTATGTATTGTGCGACTCTTCCTAACTTGGAAGAGTGATATATTAACCCAAAAATCATATATTATGGCACGCATTTTATTCATCGACCCTCGTACAGGGTTATTAACTTCATTCAATCCACGTAAAAAAGGGGATGAATGGGCAAAGAACCCAGACAAAGTTAAAGAAGAATCTTTCAAAGCTCTGAAAGACCTCAAAAAGAAAAAAAGATATTAATTTAAATCTCAGAGCTATGAAAAAAGTAAGAAACTTCAAAAACAAAAAGGGGTTCTTTCGTGTAAACCCCAGAAACGATTTACAAATGGTAAAAGAGGGATTACGTCCCCCTCGATTAACCCTTGACAGGACAATATTCAGAAAGACAGATGCCGAGCGGTATCTATTGAAACAATTAAAGAAAAATTGCCAAGGCATGATTGGTAGAACTATCAAATATCGTGCAATTTAACTATGTTATTAACAGGGGAAAAGCACTGATACCCAAAATAAGTCCTAAGTGCATAGGCAGTATTAATATGATAGGTGTATTAGGAATAATAGGAATTATTGCTTTAGCAGTATTACGAGCTACAGCACATCAATAGACTGAAAGCTCTCTGAAAGGACGCAGATGTGGAAAAACAGAATCCAATCTCACTGAGTAAGAGAGCAGTAGGGGAGAAGAGAGAGAACTCGTTAAAACTCACAAATAAACTCTAATTAAAAACCAAACAAAAATCATTAAAACTATGGGAAAATTAATCATGAAAGCCCATCCTGAAACAGGAGTATTGGGCACTGAAGCAACTTTAAGCAATGGTAACAAAGGAGCATGGGTTCGAGTTGAGCAATCCACTGTTCAAATAAATAACGGCTTTATTGAAGAGCGAAAACGAGTAGCATTTGCTTTCGTTCCCGATGCCCTTAAAGCTCAAATATTGGACGGTAAGAAAGATGGTGATGAATTTCCTTTGGAAGGAAAAATTGTCATCAAAGAAGCGTTACAACCTTTCTACGAAGGACAAGAACCCAAACGTGCAGGAGAAGATGGAGGTATCTGCGTAAAAAATGGTCGTCCTATCTACCGTCAAATAGTATTTACCTCAAACATGGCGGAAGAAGATGAATTAATTCCCCACGATGCTATTGTGGAGAGTTTAGCATCTTTAGAAGCTACACAAGATACCAATTCTGCTGAAGAGCTGTAATTGGTCAGGGATTATGGTAATAAAGGGAGGTTCGATTCCTCCCAATCCCTCTAAATCCAAAAGTAACCCCATATAATGTATAGTGTTGTATTTCCAGAAAATTACCACAGAGTAGATGGGGTGAAATTGGATTTATACAGGTTTAATGGGTGAACCCATTAGCATCCAACGGATGTTAATGGGTTTTTTTTGTTTTAAATTAAAATAAGATACATTCTACCCAACAATCTTTCACCATCCACCCAACACTCTATGAATTCCCCAACCTCTTTTCAGCAATAACCCATTTTACACACATTTACAAAATTTATTTATTTAATATACTAAAAGCAATATACAATGGAGAAACTGCACACACAACCAAAAGTAATAGCCTTTTCTTCCTCAATAGATGAAGAAAAACAATTCCTTTACACCAACTTTGAATTTATTGGAGAACCAGAAAATGGAGATGTCTTTGTAACAGAAAACCAGATAGAATTATTAGAAGAATGGTTACAACAAGTAAGAGAAGAAGATAATAAAGTTATCGAAGAACTATTAACCACACTCATACACCATATAAAGAAAGAGAACTACAATCTTATTATTATTTATACATTTTAACAAGAATGCTTATGGATATAAAAAGAGCAATAGAAATTCTCAAACAGTATAATAAATGGAGAACTGATAAAGAAATACCATCAGTAAAAAAGATGCCACGTCCTTGTGAGATTACAGAAGCTATAAATACAGTCGTTGGAACATATACCCTCTTTGAATTCATGCGAGATAAAAATGGGGTAGCATTAACATTTGATGAACTTGGGGAAATATTGGGGAATAAATAGTATATTTGCATTATAAGGGTTATGGTCATTATAGTGAATAGCGTAATTATGTATTTAATAACTTAAAATTTAAATAAAATGACAGAAGACGCAAAAAAAGTATGGAAAATAATGGAAGAAGATTTTGGCTGGAGTAATAAACCTAAGGATTTTCATTTAGAATATTTTGAAGATATTATAAAAGCTACCAAGAAAGCATTAACTTTAAACGTAGTTAGCCGAAGTTTACTAAGTGAATATGATATAGGTATAATTAGCGACTATGGTGTAGGGAATGTAGAATGGTGGCAAAATTATGTAAGAGAAGAAGTAGCGAGATGTAATGATTACTGGGTATCGCAATTACAAGACGGGGATTAACTTAATGGCAAAGGCACGCTAACAAATTTGTATAAGCGTAATTGTGTATTTAATAACTTAAAATAATAACACAAAAATTTAGAATTATGGGACAAATAATTTATCAAACAATTTACACCTGCGATTTATGCGGAAAAACTCCTGAAGATGGTGAGAAATTATGGCACATGGGAAATGAAGTATGGTGTGAAGAATGTTGTAATAAATCTTATTATGAAGACGATGAAGACGATGAAGATGACAATTGTGATGCAACCGAAAGTGATATTTATTAATTACGCATAACGAATTTGTATAAGCGTAATTGTGTATTTAATAACTTAAAATAAAAAAAGATTATGGCTGGAATTAATTACATAAACGAACAACAAGAAGGTGTAAGAGATTTGAAATTTAACCCAAATGCTGATATTCCAACAAAACTTGGGTATAGTTATTATCAATCGGATACAAATAATATTTGGTTTGTAAAAAGAACAAAAGACCAAAAAATTATAGCCTCATTTGTGGAAAAGAAACACTTAATTCTTTTCTTAAATGCACTATAACGGATCGCGGCTATACTTAGTGCGTAATTTTAACATTAAATATTAATTTAAAAACATAAATAAAAATGGGTGAAAATAAATTTTTAAACGAAAATGGTAGAGCATTAAGTATAGCCGATGTTATGAGCAGTGCTTTAACCGAAAACGAAATTAAAATAGCACAAATTCAATCTGCCATAAAGAAACTTGGATATCAATGGCAAGAACATCAATTTAATGATGGATTTGATGAAGTCTTTATTGAAATAGCAAAAGATAAAGACCCTTCCGCAATTGATAGACACAAGGAAGATGCTGGATGGGGTAGGTTTGGCAGATTGACAGCTTGGACAATGGCTTTAGAGTGGGCGATTCAGCATTGCTCATAACTCAGAATATCCGCAATAAAAAAATTTAATATTATGAAAATAAAAGCAACAGTAGTAGAAATACTACAAGACAACTATCAAGGTGGTTCTGGACTACCAATAAAAAGGGATATTATGGTTAATATACCAGACGATACAATAGCCATAAATATACTTGACGCAACTTATGTTAATGTCAGGGAAAAAAGATTGAATAAAATGTGGGGAGATGGTTTAAAAAATACACCATACCTGTCAATAATTTCAGTTGAGATACTTCCCACCGCTTAATTGCGCATAACTATTTATATAAAAGTAATTTATTAACCAATAAATATAAAAAATTATGGAGAGTAAATTAAGAAGATTAATAATGCTGTATGGAGCAGCCACAATGATTAGCGATTTTGGTTATGAAACCACCTCTGAATATAAAGAATTGACTGACGAACAAAAAGCAGAAATAAAAGCCATTGCGGAACAAAAGAAATTAGAACGCCTTAAAAAACAAGGTGTAAAAGAATATTTCTACGGAGATAAAGTTATTTATGCCTGTAATAAGAAAAATGCAGATAGAAAATCACGAAAGAAAGGTTACTTATAGCCCTTGTTATATTGCATTTTAATTCAACATAATTGTGCAGTGGGTTTTTATTTTTAATTATCCAAATTAGCTTTTTAATAAAAAATAAATTATTATGAAAAAAAAAATAGTAATTTTATTAGCAATACCTTTCCTAATTCTTTCCTGTAAGACAAAAGGAATTTTTAGAGAAATAGATACTGAATACAGTGGAAACACTTATGTAGTAGTTATTGATAGCTGTGAGTATTTATATATAGAAATGCACAATGTAAGATTATTTTCACATAAGGGGAACTGCAGATTTTGTAAAATACGAAATAATTGATTAATTATAACAGGAATAAATATAATCTACAGAACTCAGAAATAATATTTATAGTTAAAGAAATAATTAGAAGAAAACGAAAAACCAATAATGTGTTGTAGGGTTTACATTTAATGCAGAAGTAAAGCATGGAACCATTTAAAGAATTTAACGACAATGATGTCTGCCCTATTTGTGGAGCAAGTGAAAATAAAGATATTGTTCTAATACAAATAGCAGGAACACAAAAAGCTAATATATCACAAGCTAAACAAGTGCATTTAGAGTGCTTAGTAAATACTGTGATATATTATCCAAAAGAAAGAGTAATAGGTGCATATGCGCCATATAAAAAAGGAAAATAACCACTTAAATTAATTAAAACTATGAAAAAGTTATTAGTATTAGCAGTAATAAGCTTATTTATTACAAGCACAGTAAAAAGTCAAGTAAAAACTTATACATTAAGTGATGTAACTGTAATTTTTACAGATTCATTAACCTCACTGAAATCACTCAAATTTTATCCGAATCCAGTTACAGTAAAGATTGACGAAAAAGAAACTCTTGCGGTAGTAGATATAGAAAAAGCATTTTTAGCTATTTATCGCATTATAAATATTTATACATTTGAAGATAACTACGGACGTCCTTACACTGTATATCTAATGATAGATGTGGTGAATAAGAGTTCAGCGGCAGTAAAAGTTATTGATTCTTCTTATGTTATCTATACTATTGAGGATGTTATAATATCAGGACCTGTAAAAGAGTATTCAGTAAACTAACTCTTTTTATCTGATAAACTATAAGACATACTACATTCTGATTATGTAATCAGAATGTAGTTTTTATAGAGTTTTATATTTTGTAAATAATTAATCAATTACTTAAAAGTTTAAAATGATGGCAACCACAGAATTAAAAAAGCTCGAAGAATTAATTGAGCAAGACCCAAATAAAGTTGATTGGGAATGGATTTCAAAATATCAAGAACTATCCGAAGAATTTATTGAAAAATATTCCAATAAAATTTATTGGAGGGAAATTTCAAAGTATCAAAAATTATCAGAAGAATTTATTGAAAAACATTCTGACAAAGTTGATTGGTATTGGATTTCAATGCACCAAAAATTATCTGAAAAGTTTATTGAAAAGCATAAAGATAAAGTTGATTGGAAACGTATATCAATGAAACAAGAACTATCAGAAGAATTTATCGAAAAATATTCTGACAAAGTTGATTGGTATTGGATTTCAATAGTACAGAAATTATCCGAGGAATTTATTGAAAGGCATTCTAATAAAGTTAATTGGGAATGGTTTGTAAAACTTCAAAAATTATCTGAAGAATTCATTGAGAAACATTCTGATAAATTAACTAAATAAAAATAAAAGTTATGAAAAAAGAAGAATTAACAAAGCTCGAAGAATTAATTGAGAAAGACCCCAATAAAGTTAATTGGTATTGGATTTCAATTCACCAAGAATTATCCGAAGAGTTTATTGAAAAATACTCTGATAAAGTTGATTGGGAACGGATTTCAAAATATCAAAAATTATCTGAAAAATTTATTGAAAAGTATTCAGATAAAATTGATTGGTTTCTGATTTCAAAATACCAAAAATTATCTGAAAAATTTATTGAAAAGTATTCAGATAAAGTTGATTGGGAATGGATTTCAAAATATCAAAAATTATCGGAAGAATTTATTGAAAAGTATTCAGATAAAGTTGATTGGGAATGGATTTCAAAATATCAAAAATTATCTGAAGAATTTATTGAAAAGCATAAAGATAAAGTTAGTTGGTATTATATTTCAATTCACCAAAAATTATCGGAAGAATTTATTGAAAAACATAAAGATAGGGTTGATTGGTATTGGATTTCAGTTGAACAAAAATTATCCGAAAAATTCATTGAGAAACATTCTGATAAAGTTGATTGGCATTGGATTTCAATATCCCAAGAATTATCTGAAAAATTTATTGAAAAGTATAAAGATAAAGTTGATTGGGAGCAGATTTCAATACACCAAAAATTATCTGAAAAATTCATTGAAAAATACTCTGATAAAGTTGATTGGGAATGGATTTCAAAATATCAAAAATTATCGGAAGAATTTATTGAAAAGCATAAAGATAAAGTTAATTGGTACTGGATTTCAATTTGGCAAGAACTTTCTGAAGAATTTATTGAAAAGCATTCTGATAAATTAACTAAATAAAAATAAAAGCTATGAAAACAACAGAATTAACAAAGCTCGAAGAATTTATTGAGAAATACCCCAATATAGTTAATTGGAGTGAAATTTCAAAATACCAAGAATTATCTGAAAAATTCATTGAAAAGTATTCTGATAAAGTTGATTGGAAATGGATTTCAAAATACCAAGACTTATCTGAAAAATTTATTGAGAAACATTCTGATAAAGTCGATTGGAAACAGATTTCAATCTACCAAGAATTATCTGAAGAATTCATTGAAAAACATTCTGATAAACTTGATTGGGGACAGATTTCAGTCTACCAGAAATTATCTGAAAAATTCATTGAAAAGTATTCCGATAAAGTTGATTGGATTTGGATTTCAATTTACCAGAAACTATCTGAAAAATTCATTGAAAAGTATTCCGATAAAGTTAATTGGATTTGGATTTCAATTTACCAGAAACTATCTGAAAAATTCATTGAGAAACATTCTGATAAATTAACTAAATTTTAATAAAAATAAAAGCTATGAAAAAAGAAGAATTAACAAAGCTCGAAGAATTAATTGAGAAAGACCCCAATATAGTTGATTGGAGTGAAATTTCAAAATACCAAAAATTATCTGAAGAATTTATTGAAAAGCATTCTGATAAAGTTGATTGGGAATGGATTTCAAAATTCCAAGAATTATCTGAAGAGTTCATTGAAAAGCATTCTGATAAAGTTGATTGGAGTAAAATTTCTGAATACCAAAAATTATCTGAAGAATTTATTGAAAAACATAAAGATAGGGTTGATTGGTATTGGATTTCAGTTGAACAAAAATTATCCGAAAAATTCATTGAGAAACATTCTGATAAAGTTGATTGGCATTGGATTTCAGTTGAACAAAAATTATCCGAAAAATTCATTGAGAAACATTCTGATAAAGTTGATTGGCATTGGATTTCAATATCCCAAGAATTATCTGAAAAATTTATTGAAAAGTATTCAGATAAAGTTGATTGGGAGCAGATTTCAAAATATCAAAAATTATCGGAAGAATTTATTGAAAAGCATAAAGATAAAGTTAATTGGTACTGGATTTCAATTTGGCAAGAACTTTCTGAAGAATTTATTGAAAAGCATTCCGATAAATTAACTAAATAAAAATAAAAGCTATGAAAAAAATTAAAGTTGACCCTGACAAAGTTATTAAAATCGAGCCAAGAATGATTAAAGAGAATTTCGCCAATACAAAAAAAGCTATGAAAACAATTAAATTAAAAACTGAAAAAGATGTTAAGAAATTCCTAAACTCAAACGAGTTAGGATTTAACAAGAATAACGTAATTATAAATGGAATTAAACCCATTCTTGGATTTAATGTATCGAATAAGCACATAACATATTATAGTTCCGAAAAGCAAGCAACACAAGTATTAACTTCCCGTAATGGGTATTTTATTTTAGAGAATTATGAAATTTGATGAAATAAGTTTTCCTTTGTATATTGATAAGAAGGAACCTGAAATTATACGAGACAGTAAACATAATATCTTCCTAAAACTACCAAGTAATTATGGAGACATTGCATTTGATATTATGTCTTTCTTTAATCTAAGAAAAGAGTGGATAGATGGTGAAAGAATTTCAATGATTGACTCCATAGATAAAGAACAAGTATTAAGAGACGAATATAAATATCATTTACTTGGATACAAATCTTATAATGACTTTAAATTAAAAGAAGGGAAAGATTTAGTTCCTTGTAAAAGCTGTGGAGTATATTATTGGAAAGACTGCCACCCTAATTGTGATTGTGAATTAAGCTAAAAATTTTAATTAAGACTTATAGAGAAAATAATAGGGAAAGAACAATATTCTTGGAGAAGAATGCAAAAATTATATGCTTACTTGGAAATAATAACAAGGAACTTAGAATTCTCATAATATTTAACTTATTTTTAACTTATTAAAACTTACAAGTTATGTTAAATAAAAGATTGTTAAAACGGATAGAAGAAATATTTCAAGAAAAATTACAAGTTAAAACAGGTTGGGGAAGGAATGAAATATTAGAATTATACTACCAATCTGTAAATGAAGCTTTAATGGAATTATTAGAATAACTAAAACTAACTAATTATGTTATCACAAGATTATACACTATGTACTGGATGTCCCTTAAAAGATAACTGTGAAAGATATGTATCTTATGAACATTTATCTAAGCAAAAAGATATGATGTATATAGTCGTCTCTGTATTTATGGATATTCCTTACGATGAAAAAAGAGGAGAGTGTGAGTATTTAATTCCTATAAAAAATAAGAATAACACGTCTTAAAATATAAAAAGCTAATAGTTATTAACAAATTAACCGAGTAATTATGGACAGTAATACATTCAAAGAGCTTAATCCTATTGGAACAGAAGTAGCATATCACGGTAGAGATATTAAAATTATTTCTTACACTACTGACGGATATGCTATTATTTTGGATTATGCTACAGATGAAGAGAGAGTAATTTCTATTGAAGAATTAATAGAACAAAACTATGATTAATTTCTTTTCAATTATTTTTATTCCTACGGTAGTAATAACATTAATGCTGTTATTACTATGGGAATACATTAAATATAAATGGAATACAAATGACGAAACCACACGTAACAAAAGAAGAACTTGAGCGTTTTGAGAAGTTAAAAAAGAAATATGACCTTCCTGTATTAAATCAATTAATAGATGATTATTTAGAAGGTAAAGATTATGGGAAGAATATCTTTATTATTCTTTATCAAGGAGTATCCTGGTATGATATAATGTCTATTTCTAAAGATTTCTCATATTGGTGGAGATTAAGTTATGATTTTGCAAAAGAAACATTATGACTATACTTGGAAAATATAAAGCGTACTTAAACTTCTTAAAAGCGGTCAATTTCCTTAAAAGAAAATATACAAATAATATATATCTAATTGAAACCAAGAAAAATCATGACATTTATTTACAATTCGGAATATGTTATTCCAGTAAGTTACTTTAATGATACTGTAACATACACTTCCGATATAATTACGAAAAAACAATTTGAAGAAACAAAAATAAGTGAATTAAGAGACTATGACACTAAGAAAAAACTTAATAAAACTCAACAAAAAGCTCTAAAAATATATTTAGATTACATAAACCTATTAAGTTTCTTAGAAGATGATGTACTTATTCATACAACATTAAGGAAAGTATTGGAGTATCAACAAGACCAAAAATTTTCAAGAGTAATTGATTATATTTTAGAAAGATTATAGTATGAAAAAGAAACATTAATATTGTCTGAAATTGCTAAATTAGCTAAAGAAGTAGAGTTTAAAATTTCAATAAAATAGAAATGACAAAAGTTAATTATTATTCAGGTAAAGATGATAGCTAATCATTTAAAAAAACATTACTTCCCTCTTCTTGTTAAAGATATTAATGCAAATAGATTAACAAAACAAGAGGCAGTAATGAAGCTTAAAGAGGTAATGACAGACTTAAAATTATCAGAACCTCAACGGAGACAATTAATTTACTCTTTTAAAACGGAAATAGGAATTCCTGTGCCTTTACAGAATACTCACAAGTATAAGTTTAAACATACAGGAGAAAAACTCTCAGATGTAAAAGAAAAGATATTAAAAGAACTACCAAAAGAAAAAGTAATTCAAATAATTGATAAAGCTATATTTACCCATGGAATTGATAAAGTTAAAAAAGCCTCCAAATTAACAGATGATGAATTAATTAAAATAGTGGGACTTGAAGCATACAAAGAGTATGTATATGTCTCTAAAAATCAAACAAATGAGTGGGAGAAACTAAAAACCACTTGGTTATATAATAATCAACTTCACACGAGAGTAAAGACTATCTTTAATCTCTATGAAGAAGGAATAATTGATTACGCACGTTTTAAAAAACTTATTTTAAAAATAGCTTATGAGTACTCTAATTGATTTATTATTATTAGGACTGATTGCACTTCTTGCTTTCGTGGCAGGAGCTATTGTCTTAAAACTTTATTCAAATACATTGAACAAAGGTCATTGCACTTGTGAATCCCCACATTTTATTAAAAACTCAAATAACAAATGGATATGCACGATTTGCGGGAAAACCCTTTAGTAAAAGATACTAAACAATTTATAGAAGAACTTATGAATAGATGGGAAAAGAAACAGAAGGAGTATCATTCATTTCTTAATCCTTACTATTCGTTTGAACAAGCTACAGAAATATCTTTTCATGATATTAGAGAAAAAGTCCTATGGGAATACCTTACTAAACATCTGCAATCTCTAAAAGAGATGGTAAGAGCCTGTGAGTTTCCTATGGGGGACATTACTGATGAAAAAATAGATGAAAAGATAGGAGATATTGTCCTATATCTCTTTATTTTAAGAGGAATGTTAATAGACCACATTAAACTTGACAACAATGAACAAAAAGATAATTGAATTTCTAAATTATTATGCAGAAGGAACAGAAAGTGAAATTCCTATTCTTTTCTCTATTGATGCACAGAAAGAACATGGGATGGTAGATATGCAAGAAAATTGTTCTATCTTAGAGCTACGGGCTATTCATTTCCCTACCTCGTATTTATCTGTCATAAAAATTCTCGCTATCCTTGCTCCTATTGTGGAAATGGAGAAATTATGGGAATTTGATGATGAATATGTAGAAATATTTGGAAATGGTAGTAATAGGAATGTTATACAACTTTTGGAGCATCATTATAATACTAATCTCCATAAATTTGCAGACTTTACAGACGCTAAACTTCGCATGATAACTTTAACTTACTTAAAATTAGCATTGATGAAAGGAGTTCCCTACGAAGGATTATATATTGTATTTACTAATTTATATAGTGGGGCTGCCTTACAAACACCTTTAAACTTTTTAATGATGCTTACTAACTTTGGAGTGTCTCATAATCCCATTTCAGCATTAGATGCTTTTGGGATAATGGACAAGAATGACGCTCTTTCTGCAGATAAAACTGATGCTACTCTAAGAGAGGTTAGCAAAAGTAACTGCGATGAGGTAAGAAGAATTACAAAATACTTGCTTATTAATTCTCCTCTTATCACTAAAGAAATGATTAAAAACAATAAATTAATATTAAATAAATTCATTGAGAAATATGCTTAACGTAAATTTAACAGGAAAGCCAGGAGCGACTTTCACAAGATTGAGAAATAAAATGTTGGTGACTTTTCTTAAGAAAGCATTACCTGATAAAGATGTATATTTAGTAGGAAATATTAATAGTCCCATTATTGTAATAAAAACAGATGATGGGGGATTTTTCAGACCATTAGTATATGTTAAGAATTTCTACTTGTACTTTTTAAACAGTGATGATGCAGAAAAAGAATTATTTCAAATAAAACTTGAGAAAGTTCCATCTGCTACAGAGCTTGAAGCATTTGTAATGCACTGTGAACAATATAGAGCATCTGTATATACAGTAGCATATCAAGTAGGAAATACCCTCTTCTATTTGGGGTGGGGGAATAGTAAGAAAGAACTTATATTAACTTCATCTATGCCTAAGTTCTTTTTTACCGAAAAATCAATGATAAAAGAGAAAGAAAGATATGAAGAGACTATTACAGAAACTGAAAACGTTGGTAGTGAAGAATAAATCTTCCTACACCTTGACAGTGAATTTCGTAAATGCTTTAAAAATTATACTTGGTACCCACTTTAAAGAAGTAAAAGAGGTAGATGATTTTACTAAGGTAGCAATCTTTGATGATTTAGGGGATACGTATAAAGTATTTTATGACAAAGAATATAAGATAACAAAAATACTTATCCCTGATAAAGTTGAAGATGTTCTTGTAAAATTAAATATTTACGAAGAGAAAGAAATAGCGGATTATTTACAATTATTAGAAGAATCTTATGAACAATTCCAAAACATTGACATCTGATACACTGGTATGCATTGCTGTAATATCCCTCTTTTTTACTTTCGGCTATACAGTTGGAAGATTAGAACAAGAGAAAAATGATAATGATAAATTATCTAACATGAAGGATAGTCTTATGAAACTAAAAGAGCGTAACTTTTTCCTACAAAATACTGTTAATGAATACATTAGAAATATGGTAAATCAACCAGAAATTAACTATGATGCCTTCGTTGAACCAGAACAGCTCAATTAATAGTAACTGCAAATGTATTTCTCCCCATATTGTATTAGTGGATATTACAGAAAATGTGTATCTTTGTGTCAAATGTCACAACTTGTATGATACAAAGAATAACTACACAGGAAGAAGCTCAGAAATTATTAAGAGACTTAAATTCTACTTCCTCTATTCAATTTGATATTGAAACGAATGGACTTAATCCTTATTTAAATGAGCTATTATTGTTTCAAATTGGAACAGATTCCGACCAATATCTTATAAATCCAGAACTTCTATCTTTATTTAGAGAATTATTAGAGAATAAAGAATTAATTATTCATAATGCTTTATTTGAATTACAGTTCCTATATGTAAGAAATATTTTTCCAAGTAAAGTATATGATACGATGTTAGCAGATAAAGTATTATATATGGGATTGGACTTAAAATTTTCATTACAATCAGTAGTAAAAAGGCATTTGAAAATAGAGATGGATAAGACTGCTCAGAAATCGTTTGTAGGATTTTCTGGGGAACTTACCCAATATCAATTAGAATATGCCGCTATTGATGTAATGTATTTAAATAAAGTAAAAGAAGTTCAGGATAAGAAAATTGCTAAAAAAGATTTATCCAAGGCAGTGGAATTAGAGAATGAGTTTGTAAAATCTTTAGCTTATCTTTCTATTTGTGGAATGAAAGTAGATTCACAAAAATGGAGGGATAAAGTTGAAGAAGATACACAGAAATTAAAAAGGGTGGAAGCAGAAATACTCGATTTAGTAAGTAATACTTCAGAGTACTCTTTTATGCTTAATCCACAATATAATATTTTTCAAACTGCTGAATTAGGGATAAATTTGGATAGCAATAAAGATATTATTTGGGTATGTAAGAAGTTAGGGATGGATGTTACCAATCCAGATGACCCAGAAAAAGAATCTGTTTCAGAAACAGTATTAACTCAATACAAAGATAATCCATTTATTAATCTACTATTAAAGTATAGAGAGCTTAAAAAATCAGTCTCTACTTACGGTATGGATTTTCTTACTCAGATAAATCCAATTACAGGTAGAATACACTCTCATTACACACAAATGGTAGCTTCTGGTAGAACTATTTCCAAACAGCCAAATCTCAATAATCTTCCATCAGATTACAGGACACGGTCTTGCTTTATTGCTGAGCCAGGAAATGTTCTTATTAATGCAGATTACTCCGACCAAGAAGGAAGACTTTTTGCTAATTACAGTAAAGAAAAAAACTTAATAGACTTCTACAATGGAGATTTTGCTGATGGACACTCTTATGTTGCTAAGCTTTGTTTTAAAAAAGAGTTGGAAGGAATACCTATGGAAGAAGTTAAAGCAAAAAGAAGTGATTTAAGAGCTATGGCTAAGACTGCGAGATTTGCTATTTATTACGGAGGAAATGGACATACTATTGCGAAGAATTTAAAAATAGATGTAAAGGTAGGAGAAGAGATATATGAAAAATATCTCAAAGCTTTTCCAGACTTAGCTGCTTATTTCGATAAGGTTAAGAACTATACAAAAGTAATGAGATATATTTTAGTATCTCCTATTACCAAAAGAAAAGTTTTTACTTTCGATTCTACACCCTCTTATGACTTTATTAAGAAGTCATTGAACTATCCAATTCAAGGAAGTGCAGCGGAGATGTCTAAGATAGCTCTTATACGCTTATTTAAGTTAATAAAAACTAATGGACATCTTGGTAAAGTAAAAATAATAGGGTTTATCTATGATGAAATAATAGTAGAAAGTCCAGAAGATTTGGCAGAGTATTACAAAGAAAAACTCAAGGAATGTATGGAAAGAGCAGCATTGTTGTTTTGTAAATACGTTCCAATTCCTGTAGAACCAGAAATAGCTACTTATTGGAAACATTAAAAGAAGAAACTATGGATAAATTAAGAGAACAAGCTCAATTAGAAGCATTTAATGCTTGGAGAAAAAATAACAGCTTCGGAACAATCGAAGGAGCAACAGGGTTTGGAAAGACCCGTATCGGTGTAATGGCAGCTTCATATTACGCTAAAAAGTATAATTACAACTTTTCTATTCTTATAGTAGTTCCAGATACTAATTTACGAGATAACGAGTGGAAAGCGGAGTTTGAAAAGTGGGGAGAGAAAGAAGTGTGGGATAAGTGTGTAGAGATAGAATGTATTCATACTGCTTGGAAGTGGGAAGGGAGACAATGGGATTTGGTAATAGCAGATGAAATCCACGATATGGTACCATCTATAACACGAACAGATTACAAATATGGAACATTTTTCTATAAGAATAGATACCGAGGGTTACTTGGGTTAAGTGGTAGTATTTCCAAGGGAATACGACTTAGACTAAAATACATTGCTCCCGTAGTCTATTCTCTTCATACTGAGGAAGCTAAAGATATGAATTTTGTATCAGATTTCATTATCTATACAGTAGGAGTATCTTTAACTCCCGAAGAAATGAAGGAATATAGAGCACTAAGTAGAAAAATCGAAGGAAACCCTAATAGAAGATGGTCTGATGTAACAAAACGAATAGAAATTCTTTATAGAGCTTCAAATAAACTTGAATTAACTAAAAAGATTATCCAGAATACATCTACCAGAGGATTACTTTTTAATATGCGTAATGAAGTTGCCGACTATTTAAGTGAAGGAAATCCAGATATAGCATCTTACCATTCTGGTTATACTAAAAAACAACGGGCAATTGTACTTAATAAATTTAAGCAGAATGAGTTACGAGTTCTTTCTACTACCAAAGCTTTGAATCAAGGAGCAAATTTAAGCAACTTGAAATGGGCAGTAATAGTAGCAGGAACAAGTAAAGAGAAAGATGCTATACAGAGATTAGGGCGTATCATACGAAAGGAAGATAATAAAAAAGCAATACTTATACGCCTCTATTGTAAGGATACGGTAGAACAGTTCCACCTTGAGAAAAGTCTCCTAAGATTTAAGTCTGTAGCGAAATTAACAGAAGAGGAACTATTAAAACAAATAAAAGATGATAACCTCTGAAATTTTCGAGAAGTATAAACTTCTCACGAATACTTTTACTACCCAACAAGCTGTTGATATTCTTAACAGAGAATACAATAGCAATTGGGTAGTGGAAGATTTTATTTTATTCGAGCGAATAGACTCTATTTTTGAAGAGGACTATGAGCTTGAAAGTAGAAAAATTGAATTTAATTATTTAAAAAACCAAAAATTATGGCAAAGTACAAAGATTTAATCTTTCCATCAGAAAAATCAATAAATTCTCACAAAAAACAAGAAGCTGTAGAAGAAGCACAAGCATCAATGCGCCGAGCTATATTTGAAGCAGAAGAAGATGTTCGCAAATGTTCTAAAATAGCAACCATTCGCACTCGTCAGGTTCCTTTTAACCCTGAAGATGTGTTAAATGCTTACAAAGATTTAAAAACAGCACAAAATAAATTAGAGGCGTTACACCAATTAAATTCTGATTTATTTTAATGTTTGAAGGAGTAAATACAATATCTCCCAAAGAAATTTGGGAGACATATAAGATTACTCCCGATATGTATCTTTATCTAAGAGAGCTGGCATTGTCTGGCTCTCTTTCCTTAACTATGCCACAAGAGTATGTCAATTATCTTCAAAAAGAAGGGTATCTATTAAAGCAAGAAAATAATTTAGTCCCTACCAAAAAAGCCAAAGATATATTTGAAGATAAAGGAGAAGCTATGTGGTATGAGTTGGTAAGTATTTTTCCACATAAAGTTCCAAATGGGACGGGAGGATATAGACCATTACGTGCTTTGGACCCTGATGCTAAAAGTAATGAAAAAGCAAAGAAAAAGTATTTGAAAATTGTAAAAAATAACTTATCTTTGCACAATCATATCATTAAGGTTCTTTCTGAAGAGATAAAATACAGAAAATCTACCACCCAATTCTTATTTATGCACAATTTAGAAACGTGGATAAATCAAAGAGATTGGGAAAAGTTTGAATTTCTCTTAGAAGAACCAGAAGAAGACCAACGCACTAATTATGGAGAACAGCTCGTATAACCAACAGAACGAATATAAAGGACTACCATTCAAGTCTATAAACGATGTAGCTAAAGAAACTTTCCTTTATATAAAAAAGAGACAAAATAAAGAGATTAAATCTCTTAAAACTCCTTGGAAAAAGTTCAATAAAGCTACAATGGGAGGGATTGAATGGAGTAATATTATTACCATTGCAGGGATGTCAGGAAGTGGGAAGACTGCTATGGTAAATCAGTTGGAAACAAAACTTATAGATTTGAATCCAGACCAGAAATTTGGGATATTGTCCTTTAATTTCGAGATGTTGGCAAGGAACTTGGTAGGGAGAAAATTATCAAACACATTAAAGAAAACTACACAAGAATTATACAGTGCTTCTGATACTGAGCTATCTGAGCAAGATTTGGATATTATTAAAGAACACTTAAAGCGCATATCTAAGTATGATATACATTACGTAGATATGCCAGGTTCAGTGGAACAGATACGTAAGACTATTTTAGCTTTCTGCTTAGCAAGAGGAAATAATTCTATTGATTCTGAATATGGAACAGTAGTAACATTAGACCACTCTTTATTAGTATTAGGAGAAGGAGAGAGACAAGTTCTCATAGATTTGATGTCTATGTTCAATAATCTGAAAAAGTCTCTTAAAATAACGTTTATTGTCCTTTCTCAGCTTAATAGAAATATTGAATCTCCTGAGCGGATAAATAATCCAAACTCACATTATCCAAAGAAGCAAGATATATTCGGTTCAGATGCTTTGTATCAATTCTCTGATGTAGTATTAGTATCACATAATCCCCGTATGTTAGGAATAAGATATTATGGACCAAATAAAGTAGATACAGAAGGGAGAATTTTTCATCATTACTTAAAAATTAGAGAAGGAAGTCCATTTATTGCTATTATGCGGGACAATTTGAAGTATAATGAGGTAATAGATGAATAAACTTTATCATCAAGTAAAAGAGCTTTTAGAGAGATTTCCTTTAGCAAGAGATAATGATTTCTTTTTATATTGGCAGATAGTAAAAGATAAGATAGATGAATCTTATCCTTTACGTAAAGCATTAAAAGATATGGAAAAGAAACGTATTCCATCATTCGATACTGTTTCTCGTGTAAGAAGAAAAGTACAGCAGGAAGCAGCATCATCGGATAAGAAATATCTCTGTGGAAATCGTTTATTTAAAAAAAAGAAAGAACAACAAGTAAAAAAGGAGATTGTAAATGGCACGTATTTTGGGAATAGCAGGTGAACCCAATACAGGGAAATCGTATTCCCGTATTTTTATTGAAAACCCCGAAGAGTTTTTTGTTCTTATGCCTTCTCGTAAGGCGCATTACTTGAAAGGAGCAAAACCCTTTGAAGTAAAAGACGGAAAACCTACGGGTAACTTTAGAGTGTATAATACACCAGATTTAGAGAAAATTGATGCTTTTATAAAGAAGCTAATTGATTCTCGTCCTGATATTAAATATCTTGTATTACCTGACTTTACTCACTTTATCAGTAATATATTGAGTAGTAAGTCGTTTATTACAAGAAAAGTAGGAGGAGATGCATTTCAACGATTTTGGGAATTAGCAGCAGATGCACTCAATACCTTTTTAAACAACATTTCTAAATTAAGAGATGACCTATTAGTAATTATAGAATTTCACTCTGTATATGATACCTATACCAATAAGTTTAATATTTTTGTCCCTGGGGGGAATATGCTTACAGAGAAATTTAAAATAGACAGCTATTTTGATTTGCTTCTATACTCTTATAGTAAGCCAGATCCCGATAATTCTATAAAGGATGAGAATAAATATAAATTTGTTGTGAAGAGAACAACGATTGATGGAATAGAGTATCCAGCAAGAAGTATGGGAATATTTGAAGATATTATAGAAGACAATTGTTTTATCCCTAACAACTTACAGATAGTAATAGATAAAATAAGAGAAAACGAACACTTAATTTAATCATATGAGTACATTTAGCACTAAAAACTATGAAGCCAAAGAACAGTCCTTTGACACTTACATTAAACCAGGTATTGTAGTAGCAAAGATTACAGAAATTGTTTATGGAGAATCTAAAAAGAAAAAAACTCCGTATTTAGAAATTCATTTTGATGAATATGACCCAGAAACCAAGAAGCCAACTGGTCGTAAAGGGACTACTCTATGGTATCTTTCTTCTAATGCTTGGGAGCCTGAAAAAGGAACAGGAACTAAATGGCGATTGGTTTACATGGCAGATAAGTTAGCAGTAAGACAACAATTAGATGAATCTACTGATACAGCAACCTCTGCTCAAGATTTAGTAGAGAAAGTAAACAAAGTATTTGCAGGAAAAATGGGTCGGTTTGTATTTACAGGAGAAGAAATTGCTCCCTCTGACCCAAGTAAAAGTGTTTGGGTGAAAGCAGAATTACGTCCTTGGAAGTTTGTAGAGGACGTAAAAACCAATCCTACTCAATTAACATTTGACCCCAACAAAGATATTAAGAAATTACCTGTGCAGCCTAATGACAATATGGCTGCTGCAGCAGAAAATCCATTAGAAGAAACCACAGAGGAAGACTTGTGGTAAAATGTTTTCCACAAAATCAGTAGTAACATTAACAGGAGATGAACTCTTAGACTTGATAGGAGACTATCAAGTCTTTGAGTATTATCTAAAACAAGATATTAGAAAGAAGTTCTTTTCTCCCTTTAGAAATGAACAGCACCCAAGCTGTGCTGTCAAAAGAATGGGAGATAGACTTATCATGACAGACTTTGGAACAGGAGAACATTTTACGGCTATAACATTAGTAGCTCGTCTCCACAATGTATCTTACCAGAAGGCTATTCAGATTATTGCTTCCGACTTTCACATAACTTCAGTAATAATATCTAAAGCCAACATACAAAAAGCTTCTAAGAAATCTAAAGAAATCGAAAGAAAGCATACTATCCTAAGAACTCATAGGATAAAGATGACTGAGGAAGCAAAGAAGTATTGGTATCAATATGGTATAACAATCCCTACTTTAAAAAGATTTAATGTCTATCAAATAGACCATTATTTCTTTGGGGAATATAATATATCATTAAAAGATACATTAGCATTTGAGTATTTCTTTTCATATAAATATCGAAAACTCCTTATGCCATATCACCCCCCTGAGGACAAGTGGAAATCTAATCTTCCTTCGCATTTTATCGAAGGATTACACAAATTAGACCATTTGTCGAACGTTCTTTTCTTAACTAAAGCATATAAAGATGTTATGGTATTTTATGAAATGGGATACAATGCTATAGCTCCTGCTGCTGAATCTAACACAGTAAATTGTTTTACAAAGGAAATTATCCAAAATCTTTATGAGCAATATGATGAATTAATAGTTCTTATGGATAATGACCCTGCAGGAGAAAAAGCAGCAGAATATTTAAAGGATACCTATAATTTACCATGCTTCTTTTTATCTGAAGCTAAGGACATTAGTGATTTAGTAAAAATAACATCATTTTCTTATGCACAATCCATTATTGAAGAAAGTATTAGAAAGTTATAAGGGTGCTTTCTTCATTCCAGAGAATGTGCCATCAGGAAAAAATAGTAGAATTTGTGTTGGACATTTCTTAAAAGACAGTAAATCTGTTAAGAATTATAAGGCAGTAACTGCTGCTATATGGGCTAATGAAGAAATAAAAGAAGCATTTATTGCTACCTTACCCGAGAGTAAACCTTACTTCATTGGCTTTCATTTTATTAAAGCTACACGACATAAATTTGATTTTATTAATCCACTACAAACAATACAAGACCTGATGGTAAGATACAAGTGGATAGAGGACGATAATACAGATATTATGTTCCCTGTTCCATTGTATCTAAACAATCAACTTTACACTACGGATAAAGAAAATCCAGGTGTAATAATAAAAGTAGTAAATAACAAAAAAATTCATTCAATATGACACGTAAAATTTTAGTTTTTTCACCAAAAATCCAAGGAACAACAATCGTTAAAACAGAAGCAAATACTTGGGAAGAGTTGTCTCGTGAACTTAAAGAACAAGAATTATTTTCAGACAATATGACTGTTTTCTTAAAGGAAAGCAATATTAACTTAAAGCAACATCCTAAGAAGGAACTTCCTATAGGAGAGGGAGTAGATGAGTTTGGTAATCCAAACGGAATTGATTGCAGTATTATTTTAAGCATCAGTAAAACAGAAGCAGGAGCAGAGTCTCCTGCCTCTGCTTTACTTAATTATTTGAAGGAAAATACAGACAATAAAGAATCATTTGTTTCTGTAGAAGGACATAAAGCATTCTATGTTGAAAGACGACGTCTTATAGACACAATAAAAAAAGTTAATCCTACATTATCTAATGCCAAGATAATGAGAGCATTTAAACAAGCTGAAGCTATGTTAAAAGATGTTCAACTTGAATTGTTAAAAGATATAGCCAATGAAAGAAATTAGAATAAATACTCCGCATTTTACTTTAAAAAACAAAGTAGAAGAAAATAATGCGGTTATAGTGTATTTAATACTACGCACGTTGTTTATTAATTCTGACCCAGCTATTTCAGGAAATGATGAAGCAGCTGAAATCTATAATAAAGTATCTCTTGATAACTATCTTGTATCAAATACCGAGTTCAAAGAATTTATATCTAATCTTTATTTTGGTAAATATTTTAACGAAAAAAATATAGATATTACAGTGAGTCCGTATAAATCATTCTTCGGAACTATTCAGTCCCTTTTACTAATGAAAAACTATATATTCCGAAGAAATAATAATGCCAAGCATTATTTTATTTACTTTCCCGATATTACAATATCTAATACAGCAGGATTGACTGAGTATCTTGGAGATATAGTAGTGGCGTTTTATTGGTATTCCCCACGAACTATATATCTTTCTCGTATTTTTCCAGGACAAACAATTAACCTACATGCACATCCTCATGTAAGTCAAGGGGGTTCTTTTTGTTTAGGTCCCTATTTTGGAAAAGATAAACTGCAAAGAGTAGTAAATTTTAGAGGATTTTTAGAATGGGAATCTCAAGAAGGTGTTCCTTATGAAACTATTTCTGATTTATATAAAACTATTCCTGCACAGGGAAGTATCGGAGGAAAAATAAGAGTCGCAGGATATAAGTATTTACACGAGTTTCTCAAGAGTCCACAGAATATTACTACCATGTCTCTTCTGAGGGATAAAGCAATTAAACAAGTAAGCAAAGAGTACCAAGAAACAGCTGTGGTTAAAGCTTCTTTACCTATTGAAATCTCTAAAGTAACTTATTATAATAATGAATCAACAGAAATATCAAAAAATTTTACATTACATCCTCCAGAATTAGTAGAAATGGAAAGAAAAGATACAAATGTAACTATAGACTTACATGATTTTAGCCAGAGCTTATTGAATTATTATGACATTGAAAAAAATAACTATGAAGACATCTTATATCAACAAGAAATCTACATTGGTGAATACTAATACAACACCAAAATTACCTTTAAAGGAGTTAAAAGGACCAAGAGTAAAAGTTATTTTATCTAATAAGATAACTGCTCAAATAGCATCATTACATCGTCATATTAAAGAAGTAGAATGGAGTGGATTTATCACTTACAAATTAAAAGATAATATTACTATTGAAGAAATTATTAAAGATGGCGGAGAAATATTAGTAGATTCCATTTTCCCGTTGAATGTCGGAAGTAGTGCATATACGGACTTTGATACTGATATTACAGGATTACCTGAAGCATTACAGAACAAACTCTTAAATGGATATATGAAAGGATATATGCACACACATCATTCTATGGATACATTCTTTTCTGGAACAGATGAGTCAGAACTACGAACTAATGCACCAGAGACTATAATATACCTAAGTATTATAGTAAACTTTAGAAATGGAGGTAATCCCATTGCTCGATTATGTTTTAATGGAGAAGAAAATAGTAGTCCAGTAATTAAATTATTTGGTAAAGAAATTACACAAAAACCCAATACAATAAAGTATGTTTATTACTATAACTGTGATGTTGTTTATGAAGAGGAAGAAGCTATTGTAAAATCTATTAAAGAAATTAGAGAGAAAAATAAACCTGTTCAACCAACATTGTGGGGAGGAAATCCTTATGGAGGTTACTATAATAATGGTTACAATAGACATCACTCATCGTATGATGCTAATATGATAGGAACTACAAATGGTAGAAAAAACGTATTATCTGAAAGAGAACGAGATTCCAAATGGTTCTTTATTGACTTAGATGCTACATTAAAAGGAAAGAAAGTAGCCTTTTCTAAACGTCTATACACTCCTACACCTCATCAAATAAGAGAAGCGTGGATAGGTATAGTAAACTCATACAATAAATTAAAAGAAGACAAAAAAGAAGAATTATTTTATACTGTACTGGACAAAGTAGATATTGAAATTATTAAAGATGCAGAGGAGTTCTTAAGCAAAAATTGGTATTATGTCTCTGTATCGCCTGGTATTAATAAGAAAATAAAAGAGATAATGAATGAATTAATAGAAATGATGGACGAGCAGAATGCAGATTTAATGGACGAATATTTAGTTGAAGCTCTTGGGTATATCACTAAAAATACAGAAAAAGAAATAGAAGAGTTAATCTCTGCTCAAACAGATAAAGAAAAGAAAATAGCTATTAATAAAATAAAATTTGAAAACAAAACATCTATTGATTCTGCTTTCACTCACATGATGTTTTCTGATGAAGCATACTTAGAAATTCTTGAAGAGTTCTTTGAAGAATATTTAGAACATGCTAACAAAAAGAAAACAAAAGAAATAAGAGAAATATTATATATGATAAAAACTGAAATTGGAATAATATGAAAAGATATGAACGACAAAAAGGAGCACCATGGCTACAGTCAAATAATACCTACGATATAACTATCATTGGTGCAGGAACCATTGGAAGTTGGACAACTTTATCTTTAGTTAAAGCAGTAGATAAGATTGCCAGAATTAGTGTTGTAGATTACGATGTAATTGAAGGGCATAATTCAACAGGACAACTTTATCCCGAAGCTTTTGTAGGGCTCTATAAGATATATGCTTTAAATGAAATTATTCAGTTTTTAGCAGAAGGAAGCTCTTTAACTTTGAATCATTCAGAAGTAAATGAAGAACTGATAGAAACCTCTTGGGGAGAATTGTTTGACGAAAAAATTCCACATTTTATTATTATCGCTGTAGATAATATGGAAGTAAGAAACCTTCTTTGGAAGTTTATTTGTGATAGTCAAAAAAAAGGCTTTTCTGTGATAGGAATAGATACTCGATTATCCCCAGAAGTATGTGAAATTCTTACAAGCAGAACTCATAAAGAATCTCAATATATTTTAGATAACTATATCTATGATAAAAAAGAGCTATCTGAATTACCATGTTCATACAAAAGCACCACTTATACAGGGATGTATGCCGCTTCCATGATTACTTCCCAAGTAACTAATATTATTAGTAATATTAATCTCAAAGCTTCATTATATCCTGCACCTTTCAGAATATTAATGAACTTTAATACAAATAAGCAAGAATATGAACATTTTAGTGAAAAAGAGAACGCTGCCTCTGTGGTCGCTGGATAGATTTCCTTTTGATTTAATTAACGTAAGAGATGGTAAATTATATCTTACTACCTATATGGGACTAAAAATAAACTGGAAATTTATTAATAAAATAAATAAACCCTTTCCATTAGAATTTATTTTAGCTCTTCTTATTTTAGAGAAAGATTCCCCAGGAATAACAGAAGCTGTTAAAAAACAAATTGATGTTTATAGAGTATTTAATTGGAATTTGACTAATGTTTATCTTAATGCAAGCCAATTATTTCTTTCAGATTCTGCTTACTTTTTAGAACAAAAGAGAGCCAGTTTGACTTGGGCACCAATCCTGAGGAAAACACCAAAAGATGTTAAAGTAAAATATGCACTTATTAGTAAATTATTAATTGATAAAAACGCTCCAAGTGAAATAGTAGATTTCATTTTGTCTATACCTTTATCAGAGGCAGCAAATATCTGTGATAGGTGTGGAATGACAGTTCATTCATTTTATGAACCAAAACTATCTCAAGAGACTTTCCAGAAATTAGATAAAGTTCTGAAGAACGTATCCGCAGAAAATTATTTTGCAAAAACTATTGTTAAAAGTATCTATTCCTATGGGTATGATATAACAGCTTTCCCTAATTTCACGCGGATATTATTAGAATTAACAGAAAATGTCTCAGAAGAAGAAGAACTAATACCTTCATCTACAGATGATTAATATAGTTGATGCAGATTCTCTTATTTTTGCAGCATACTCTTCTGAAACTAAAGATGAAGCAATTACTGCTATTAATAGTAAGATAGATTCCATAGCTTATTACACGCAGTCTAATTCTTTTATTTTCTTTT